CGTCGGCCCCCCGCAGCGTCCGCCAGCTGCGGGGGGGACGACGGTACCAGCACCGCCGCGCGATGAGGCGACCCGCCCGTTCGCTTACGACGACGGCCTGAAGATCGGGGATAAGCCGTGAGCGGGATCGTTTCCCTGGTCGGTTCAGGTGTCGCGCTCGTCACGGCAGGGGTGTGCTGGCTGCTGCTCCGCCACCTGAACCACCTGCCGTCCGGCACTCACCCGTGGCTGCACCGCCTCGTGATCATCGGCATGTACTGCGCTGGTGCCGTCGCGGTCCTCACCCCCGGCGGCCAGTGGGTCATCTCCCATATCGAGAGCGCTTTCGGTCTTGTCGGCGCGTCCACCGCGCCGGGCAGCGGCCTGGGATGGGCGCTGATCACTCTTGCGGCGCTGGCGATGGCTGCCACCGTGATCGTGGCGCTGATCTGGTCGCCGTCAGCGCAGTACGCCTATGTTGCGCTGGCCGCCCCGCTTGTCTTCGCCCTCGCCCCGGCGGGCGCGGCCCACAACCTGTTCGTGGCTACCGCCGCGCCGGCGCAGCATGTCGTGTCGAGTATCTCGACGTGGGCTGGGGGTTAGTCATGCTGCTCGGGATCATCGTCGTAGTCGTCTGCGCGTACTTCGCGAACAAGGCCATCCAGGATGCCCGCCGCCGCGCGTGGACGGGCCCGCGGACCAAGGGGATGCGGTCGCGTTCTCCGGCGCCCCGCGGTCAGTCCCGGTCCCCGGGTCCGGGCCGGACACCCATCCGGTCGGCGGCTGCCGCTATCCGCGCCCAGGCGAAAGCCGACGCGCACCGGTTGTGGACGCAGGCGATTACGACGGACTGGATTGAGCAGCAGCGTCACGCCCGCACGAACGGCACCACCACGGCGGCCGCTCCGCCGAGGCAGACCCTGCGCCAGCGGCTCACCCGGTCCACCCCGGCCGCGTCCCCGCCGCCGCAAGCACCGCCTAGCACTAACGGAGGAAACCCAGTGGCAGGAACTCCCGGCAATATAGCGACGCCCAATTACGGGGCTGGCGGCAAACCCAGATATAACGGAGGAAACCCAGTGGCAGCAGGAACGAGCACGGCCAGCGCGGAGAAGCTCATCGAGGGCATCAACGAGATCCACGCCCACGCCCAGGCCGGCGGCATCCACGCCAAGCAGGAAGCCGTCAAGGCCGCCCATGAGGGGTCGGTCCGGTTCGCCGCGATGGTGCAGATGCTCGCCCGGCAGATGTCCGAGCCGGGCCAGAACTACGGCCCGGAGATCACCGAGCCCCTCGGGCAGGCGGGGCAGCATCACCAGGCCGCCGCGATGTCCCTGTCCGAAGCCGACGCGGCCATCTCGACGCTGATCAACATGACGGTCGGTGACCTGGCGAAGTCCCCGCGGCAGGCCCCGCACCATCAGGAACTGTCTGAGTCCGGCGCCCGCTGACCCGCCCTTTTCTCTGGAGTGATCCATGTCCGGCAAGGAAATCGTGCTCAGCCCGTCCGGGTACGCGCCCGCCGCCGTGGCCTCGCCGCCGTGGCCGCAGGACAAGCCCCGCGAGTCCGAGGCGGCGGTCAAGACGATCGCCCGGTGGGTGCGGCGGAACGGGCATGTCACCGTCCCGCTCGCCATCCCGCCCGTCATGTGGCTGGCCGGCCTGGTGTTCTACCAGGCGTATCTCGCTGGCTACGTCGCCGGCGCCGGGATCATCCTCGCTGTCGCCGTCTGCTACTTCGCCCCGCACAAATGGGACCGGGAACCAGAGGTCTGGTATGCCCGGCTGTCCGTCATCGGGGCCGTGCTGTGGCTCATCGCCGCCTCCACGGCGGGCCCGCTCAGCGGCGAGGTGACCGGCATCGTCCTGGCCAGCACCCTGGCCGCCGGGGGTGCCGCGTGGGGGTTCTTCTGGTGGCGGCACAAACGCCCTAGGGGGCAGCGTAAACGGGACCGGCTCATCGCCCAGGCCGACACGTGGTGGCAGTCCCACTGCTGGCGGTGGAACCTGGGCGGCTCGTTCGCGAAGGACGCGCAGGTGTCTGGCGTTACCCTCCGCATCAGGGTCAGGGGCATCCCCGGCCTCCATACGCTGCAGCACTTCCGGCAGGCCCTCCCGCTGATCGAATCGGCCGCCGAAGGCCACGCCGACATCGGCCTCGTCCGCATCGAACCCGTCAAGGGGTACCCGTCCGAGGTCGACATCTTCCTGAAGCAGGAGAACCCGCTCCGCGAGATCATCGAGTACGACATGAGCCTCGCCCCCCGCTCCGTCCACGAGGCCGCGCCGATCGGGAAGTCCGAGACGGGCGCGTGGAAGATGCTCTCCCAGCGGGTCAACTGCTTCGTCATCGGCGCCACCCGCACCGGGAAGAGCAACCACCTGCTCGTCCGCCTCGCCGGCCTGTCCGGGTGCCGGGATGACCGGCAGATCCTCATTGACCTGAAGGGCGGCCGGTCCGCCCGCCCGGTCCTGAAAGCCGCCAGCGCCGAGTACGTGATCACCGAGATCGACGAGGCGCGGACGTACCTGCGGATGGCCGTGGCCGAGGGGAAGGCCCGCGCCAAGTACGCCTACACCGGTGATGAGCAGCTCCTGGCCGACGAGGACACCCCCGCGCTGCACACGATGATCGACGAGACCCACGGCCTGACCTCGGCGGCGAACGGGGACAGCGAATGCGCGAAGCTGCTCGCCCTGGTATCCAGCCTTGCCAGCGGCCTGGAAGGCTACGTGGAGGTCTACACCCAGAACGGCTCCCTGGAGGAATCGGTCCAGACCGAGCAGACCCGCGGGAACCTGCTGTGCCGTGTCGCCTACCGGGTCGCGGAGGCCCGCCACGGCGCCTACGTGATCCCCGAGTACCAGCGGCTCGACGCGTCCCGGCTCGAGGAAAAGGGCACCTGCTACATCAAGGACGGCCCGGACATGTTCCCGGAGCAGGTCCGCGCCCCGAAGATGGACCACGACCTGTTCTACCGGGTCGCCGCGCAGAACGTGGCGCTGATCGGCGCCCGGCCGCCGCTGCGGCTGTACTGCGGTGCTGAGACCGCGTTCCGGGCCGGGGACCGGGATGTCACCTGGCAGGAATGGTGGGACACCCGCTGGCTCCGCCTCGACGACGCGTTCCATGCGATCAGCCCCCAGTATCAGGCTGCTGTCGCGGACTCCCCGCACGCCGCGGCGGCGGTGGCCGCTGAGGCGCGGCAGGCCGCCGGGACCGTGCCCTCCCCCGCCCCCGGCGCCGGCACCGGGCAGGAAGCCGCCGCCAGGATCGCCGCCGACGGTGCCGCCCTGATGGCCCGCGTCCCGGATGATTTCCGCCCCGACCCGGAGCTCGTCAGGCGTCTCCCCCAGGTGATCGCCGGGCAGGAGGAACGGTTCGCTGAGGCGCTGCAGGGCGCGGCGGCGGACTCCCCCGCAACGCCGAGGGACCTCAGCCGGGAATCCGGGCGGAGCCGCAGCTGGGTCCATGATCAGGTCGGCGCCCTGCTCGAGATCGGCTATGTCACCCAGGTCAGCTACGGTCAGTACGCCCCGGTGCCCGGCATGAGCATCCGGCAGGGCCTAGCTGAGATCAAGGCGCGGAATGCCAGGCTGGCCCGGGAAGCCCGGCAGAAGGTCAACGCAGCGTGACAACTGTCCGGGACTGTCCGCGGGCGTCCCGTCCCGTGTCCCTACGCGCGCAGGCGTACGCGCGTGCGCGCGAGGAACTGTCCATCTGGACACTTCCTGCGGACAGTCTGGACAGTTGGCGACAGTTACGGACGGCGATGAACGGGTGCGACACGAGGGCTGGCCTACCCGGCTCCGTCACGGCCGGGGGGCAGGATGGGCGGCACCACTCCCGCCACGAAGGGGACACGCATGACAGTGCACGTAGTGCTCGAGATGACGATGCTCGGGACCATAAAGATCATCGGTGTCTATGCCGACGAGATCGACGCGATGCGGGTCGCGAACGAGACGATCATGAGGAAGGTTCAGGCATTTGAGGTAATCAAGGCTGACCCGTCATGACGGCGACGTTGAACGGGCACGCCAACGGCACGCCCCCATGGCCGCCGGCGGCCATGCCGCAGGACGACCCCGGACGCCGTATGGTGGATGACAGGCGGGGCAACCGAGTGCACGCGGGCCGCGGGCGACACCCTCGCCGCGGCAGCCCCGCCCTCACCGTGTCGCTACCGTGGCTCGCCGCCGTCCCCATCGTCCTGGTCAACGCTGTCGCGTTCTGCGGGCAGATGGCGTTCCTCCGCGTCCACCTCCCATGGCCCCTCGCGGGTCAGGTACTGGTCGCTGTCACCCTCGAGTCCGTGGCCGTCTACCTGGCGTGGCAGGCGCACCTCGCCCTGGTCGCGGGTGACAGCGCCCTGCGGCTGCGGCTGGCCGCATACGGGTTTGCGCTGGTCATCGGGGTGATGAACTACTCGCATTGGATGGCGCCACATTGGCGGCCGACGTTCGCGGCGGTGACGTTCGGGCTGATGTCGGTGTCGTCGCCGTGGCTGTGGTCGGTGCATTCGCGGCGGGTGAGCCGGGATGCGCTGCTGGCTACCGGGGATCTGGAGAAGCATGCTGTCAGGCTGGGGATGACGCGGTGGCTGTGGCATCCGGTCCGGGCGGTGCGTGTCATGTCGTGGGCGACGTGGCATGGGGTGACTAAGCCGGGTGAGGCCATCGCCGGCCGGTTCCCGCCGGCCGCCGCGCCTGCGCTGGTAACGGGGGGTGACATGCCCGGCGACACGCAGGACGACACGCAGGACGACACCGTGTCACCCCCGCCGCCAGCCCGCGACAAGCCCGTCACCGTGAAGCCGAGACTGACGGTTGAGGCGGAGGCGGCGCGTGACAACGTGTCGGTGCGTACCGTCCAGCGTCGCCGCGCCAAGAGCAGGAGCACGACATGACCCCGTTCATAAAGAAGTACTGGCGGACCGCCGTGATGGCGGTGCTGATGGCAGGCGTAATCGTGTCAGCGCTAACCGGCGGCCATGCCGCCACGACAGCCGAGATCATCCTGCTCGCCTGCACGATAGTTGTCAGCGCCAGCAACTCCGATTACTGGCGGGACCGCTGCCGCCACGCCGAAAATCCCGCCAAGGCCGCCGCAGACAGGAGCACGACATGAGCGAGACGGACCGGAAGGCTGCTGTCCTGGGCGTGTTCCTGGCGCACCCGGACCGGGACCACTATGGCCTGGAGATAGCCGAGGCTGCGGGGCTGAAGCCTGGCAGCATTTACGCGGCGCTGGCGTGGCTCGAGCGGGTGGGCTGGGTGACCAGCGATTGGGAGGATGCCCACAGTCACCGCCGGTATTACAGGCTCACCCCGGCCGGCGCCAAGGCTGCCGCAGACGGGAGCGCGACATGAGTGACGCCCGCGCCGCCACCGATATGCTCGGCGACGACGGCCAGGTCCGGGTCCTGTCTCGCCGCTGCGGCACGTGCATTTTCCGGCCCGGCGCGCTGATGCACCTGACGCAGGCCCGGTTCGAGGATGTCGTCCGCCGTAACGTGGACGCCGGGGCGCTTCTCACCTGCCATGCCACGCTCCCGTATGGCGGTCACCCGGACTTCGGCCCTGCTGTCTGCGCGGGGTTCTGGGCGCAGCATGGCATGTCTACTGCGGCGGGGAGGATGGCCCGGTTCATCCTGGGCGTCACCCGGATCCCGCCACCCGACGACAGGAGCACGTCATGAGTGACGCCACGGACCGCATCCCCTACGACACGGGCTCGCTGGAAGACATGCTAGGCGTCGCGGCTGTCGGCCTGGCCCAGTGGGAGACCCGCGACGAAACCAGGGCGCAGCCGCATCTCCGCCACGCCGCGGGCGACGCCCTGGCCGCGATCGATGAGATGCTCGCCGCGCTGCATGTGATGCGGGTCCGGCTGGTGTCGGAGATGCGGGTCAGCGATGACATCGCGATGGGCCGGTCGGCTGAGCTGCTCGAGCGTGCCCGGGAGGACGGTCCCGGCCTGGTGTGTCCTGGCTGCGGCAGCCCGGACGTGGACCTCAGCCGCGGTCCTCTGTGCGGGACGTGCGCGGAGGCCGCCGCCGAAGAGGCCGGCGATGACGGGTGACCTGTTCGGGTGGCCCCGTGTTGACTTTGTGTGGTTCGCGGGGCTGCTGCTGGTGGTCGCGTGGGCCGTCTGGTACTACCACTCACACGCACCGGAGGACAACGATGACTAATTCTGGGTACCGGGCCTTCCATAACGGCTGCGGCGGGATGGTCGCGTTCGGCCTCGGCGGTGACGGGTTCTGTGTGGAGTGCGAGGACGAGAACGTCGGGTTCGAGGACTACACGCTGGTAGCGGTCAAGCCGCCCGAGCCGGATCAGTAGGATTATCCCCGGCCACTCGGCCACCACCTGTCACGCCCGGACCCCGCGTGTGAGGCGCTGTGCTGCCCTTCCTGCTGTTCGCCGTCTACTTCGCGCTGATGTGCGGGCTGATCGGTTACGCGTGCACGACGGGCCGGCCGCCGGCTGTCCCGGATGTGGCGGATGCGGAGCTGATGGTCCTGGAGCCGGATCCGGGTGAGGGCGGCCAGCTGGCGGCGTGAGGGAGGATGGGGGTTGTGGACGGTGAATGCATCATGACCCGGCTCGCGGATGGCGGCCTCCGCATCGTCCGCGCCGACCCGCGCGTTCTCATCGCCGCCGAGCTGCTCGATGCCGTCAACGGCGCTGGCCCGCGCACGGCGTGGTTGGACCTAGCCGGGTGCGCCACTTATGACGGTGACCTGCTGAAGATCCGCGCGGTCAACCGCACCGTGATCTACCGCATCGGCGAGTATGTGCCCCTCCACCGCGCATATGTCGGCGAGTGGCCGGACTGACCAGCGGCGGGTGTCAACCTGGACACATCCCGGCGCGTCTAACCGGGGGATACCCCGGTTGCGGTACGGTACCCCCGGAACCTGACACAACCCCACACACCGGGAGTACCCGCAATGCGCAGACGTACCACCATCTGGGGTGCCGCCGTCGCGGCCGCCGCCGGGCTCCTGGCCGCAGCCGGCCTGGCCACCGGCGCCGGAGCGACCACCCTCACCTGCACCCACCTCGCCGGGGCGGTCACCGTCCCCATCGGATGCGGCGGCGCCCAGTCCGCCTACACCGCCCACGGCACTCTCGACATGGCCGTCCTCGGCACCGGCACCGCCAGCGGCAACTACTACAACAGCCCCGTCGGCGTCCAGGCCGACTCTCAGGGCAACAGCCGCGAGGACTTCACCGTGTTCGCGCTGTCCGGCGCGATCACCGGCGGCCCCGGCAACCTCGGCCGGTACGTCGCCATGTACACGCCCCTCGGCCACATCCAGTCCTGGACCCACGTCTCCGGCCCGACGGGCGTGTCGCAGCCCGCCCCCGGCGAGACGTTCACCGCGGGCGCCACCGACTTCTGCGTATCCGTCACCCAGCAGCCGGTCGGCCCGCACGGCGCGCTCCGCTGGGCCGCCGTCCTCCGGAACTGCAACACGAACGGCAGCTTCACCATCGGCACCGACACCGCCGCCGCCCCCACCGAGAACGCCGTCACGTTCAGCCACGCGAACCGGTGGCAGCTATGGGCCCCCGCGATCGGGTCGAACGGCCTCGAGCTGATCAACACGAGCCTGCGGAACAAGTTCAACGTGGACTACGTGCTCGACATCCAGGGTGCTGGGGGTGCGGGGTCGCGGCTGCTGGCGTTCCCGGGGCATGACGCGCTGTGGGAAGAGTGGACGGTCTTGGGGTGCACCCACCCGGCGGACCTGCTGAACGTCGGCTCATACCAGCTATGCCCCTGATCATCTGACCTAGCTTCTCCGCTCAGCCCCGGCCTTCTCCATGCCGGGGCTGAGTCATCTGACCAGGTAGAATAGAACGGCCCGGGCGGCGCTGGAACGCCGTTGCTCCCGGACCTGACCACTAGCTAGGAGTGGCTGTGAAGACAGTACCGCTGTACGGCAAGGTCGCGGCTGGGCGGGTAGCCATGGTTGATGACGCCGACTATGAGCTGGTCATGCAGCACCGCTGGAATGTACAGGAACGTCAGCGCTCGAATGGGCAGCGCAAGATCGGCCCGTACGCCTTCACGAGCGTGCCGCGTGACGACGGACGCACTCGCATCGTGTGGATGCACCAGCTGCTGATGCCCGGCGCTTCCAATGTCGACCATGAAGACACCGACGGCCTGAACAATCAGCGGTCGAACCTGCGGGCCGCCACCGGCAGGCAGAACCAGGGAAACCGCCGCAAAGCCCGGTCCCATGACGGCCGAGTTGTCTCCTCGCGATGGAAGGGCGTGGGCTGGTTTAAGCCCGCCGGAAGATGGCGCGCTTACATGACACAGAATGGCCACTATAAGCATCTCGGGTACTTCGCTGACGAGGACGATGCTGCCCGTGCCTATGACGCTGCGGCACGCGAGTTCTTCGGTGCTTTCGCGAGGCTGAACTTCCCGTAGGCGCTAGGCGGCTTTCCGGGTGAGTGCGGTGAGGAGGCGGCCGTAGGCGAGGGCGTGCTCGACGGTGGGGACGGACTTGTAGGTCTCCCAGTAGTGGACGGCCTGTTTGGTGACGCCGAGGACCCTAGCGATGTCTGCCATGGTGACTCCGGCTGCTTCCCGCTGCTTCCGGGCGGCTCCCGAGTGGAGCTCGGCGCGGGTGCGGTTGGCGGTGGCGAGGTCGGAGGGACGCACGAGACAAGGCTAGTGCTGCTAGCGGCTCGGGCAGTCAGGGACGGGGAACGCGGGATAATGCAGACCAGCCGGACACGCCAGATCATGGGTTGGTCATGACTCCTTCCCGATGATCTCGCGGAACCGGACGTACCTGCTTACCTCGTTCATGCCCGCCGTGAAGGCGCTACGTATCACCCGGTACTCCTGGTCGTCGCGCGCTTCGATGCCTTCGCTGCCGCACCATTCGGTGAACGCCTCGCCTACTTCTTCGGAGGCGTACTCAAAGGCGGTCAGGTCATCAGGCACCGCGGCGGGCGCGCTCAGTGTTTTCTCGATCTGGTCGAGCATCGCCTCGGCGGTCTTGGCCCACCGCCAGCGTGACTCCGCCGGATCGGTCTCGGCCTCATCCTCGGCTTCGGCGTGCTGGCGGGCGGCGAACTCGCGGAGCGCCTCGGTCAGGACGAAGTAGTAGTCGGGGTCTTTGGGTATCAGGTCGAACGATACGATGCGCGATTCGGCGCGGGGGTCGTGGGTCACATCGGGCATGGGTCAGTCCTCTTCCAGTCCGCGCTCGATCAGGTCGGCGGCTGCGGTGCTTCGTGTCCAGCGGTGCTCCGCCGCGTAGGCGTCCAGCTTCGCCAGCGCGGACGGGGTGAGGCTGACGGAGAACCGCTCGCTCCGTAGTTCATCCATGTGCATCACTCTACATCACAAGGGGGGGCCTGTCAAGTAGCCGTCAAGTATCCGGTAAGCGCGCCGCCCGAAGGTACGGGATAATGCACGTTAGACTATAGGCATGAAAACCTGTGACGGCTATACCGCTTTCAGCGGTTCCGACCGGATCGACCGCCGCCCGTGCCCGATGCCGGTCGTCGAGATCATCACCGCCGGATGCATCCACGAGCACATCGGCGAGCATGAGTGGTGTGCAATGCATGCGGACGTCGAGCCTATGTCTGGGCCTGGTGGGCTTCCACCTTCGCGATTGCACCGTCGGCACTCTCCGCGCTCATGCCGTGCACGTCACGCAGATGCTTGAGCGCCACGATTCCCGCGTCGTGGGTCTCCAGCGGTTCGTTCGTAAGCAAGCCATGCTCGGCGCACTTAACCGGCTCGTCCCAGCCCCAAGACACAAGCATCAGCCACCCTCTTAACACTGGAGGAAAACATGAATGACGCTAAGATAGCCCTCGCCTCCGCAACGTCTGAATCCGGCTGCGAACTGCCCGGCTGCCGGCATCATTACGCTCCCGGCCGGAACCTCGCCGCCGAGGGCTGCATCTGCCCGGCGTGGTTCGACGGCGGAGGATGGCACCTGATCGAGCAGAACCCGGCATGTGCCGTCCACCATGACTGACCTGTTCCCGGACTACGTGCCGGTTCACCCGGTCCCGTGCGAACTAGACGCCTACGACAGCTACCTCACCACGTGGCTAGCACTGAACCCCGGCATGCACGGTCCCGCGTTCTGGCCCGGCAGCCCGTGCCTCATCCAGGGAGACATGTGCCTGACATGCGGCGGCGTCGACCCGGAAGACTACGACCCCGCCGTGCACGGCCCGGATCAATCCCTGATGGCTCGCCGGGGTCGAGTCCGCGTCACGGTCGTTGGCCCCGGGTTATGGGCATTCTGCACCGCATCGGCATCCACCTGCCGGGCTGCTGCCTCACCCTGTCTGCCGCGTGCGCTCGCGGTGAATGCGGCACCTGCTCGTCGCGCAGGTGCGAGTGCAACTGCCACCTAGACGCGAGCCACTCCGAGTGGAAGCCGTGACTGACCTTGAGCTGTCCGGGCGTGTCCTCCCCGCCGTTGACGTTGGCGTCGCGTGGCCGGATGACGCCGACCGGATCAGGGCACTCACCGCCGCGTGGCTCGCCCGGCGCAGCCCTAACACCCAGCGCGAGTACCGCCAGGATCTCGGCCACTGGTGGCGGTGGTGCGACCACTGTCACGTCAGCCCGATGGCCGCCCGGATGATGCACATGGACGCCTGGATCGCCACCCAGCGGCAGGACGGCGTCCGCGGCGACGGCCGCCCCGCCGCCGAGGCCAGCATCGCCCGCAGGGTCGCCGCCGTCTCATCCTGGTACAAATACCTCTACCGCAACACCAAAGACGACCCCCGCCCGCTCGCGTTCACCAACCCTGCCGACACCGACGGCCGGCCCATCATCGACCCCGACAACTCCGAGACCGTCGGCCTGTCCACCGCCGAGGCCGACCGGCTGTGCCAGGCCGCCGACGCTGACGGGCCCCGCTCGTCCGCCCTCATCCGCCTCCTGCTGTACGGCGGTCTCCGCTGCGGGTCCGCGCTCACCGCCAACATCACGGATCTCGGCCATGACCGGGGGTACCGCACCCTGACCGTCCGCATGAAAGGCGGCAAGGTCCGCAAGGTCCCCATCGTCCCCGCGCTCGGTGACGCCCTCGACACCTACCTCGCCGCCCGGGGGAACCCCGCCCGGGGGCTGCTGTTCGTCACCCGCACCGGCCGCAGGCTCAGCGAACCGTACCTGTACGACCTCGTACGCCGCCTCGCCCGCAACGCCGGCATCCCCGCCGCCCCGGACCTGTCACCCCACTCGCTGCGGCACACGTTCGCCACCGACTACCTCGACGCCGGCGGGAACCTCCGCGACCTTCAGGACGCCATGGGACACGCCGACCCGCGCACCACCCGCCGCTACGACCGGTCCCGCCACAACCTCGACCGGCACCCCGCCCACGTCCTCGCCACCCGGTTCGGCTCCAGAAAGGACACCTGATGAACTGCGACTGCCCGTTCGACTACCCGTACACCTGCCCGGCCTGCGGCCACTCGCGGATCACGAACCACTGCCCGCACGACGGGGTGCAGAACCCCTGTCCGCGCTGCGGGTGGACCGATCCCGGCAAGCGGACGCCCCTGCAGTTCCTCGGCGTCAAGGAAGTCCCCGGCCCCTGAACATGCGGAAACCGGCCCGGGGGCGTGATGCCTCCCGGGCCGGTCCCGTTGTTCGCTGGTAATGCGCCGCCGTCGCAGTGCCGGGTTTCGGGCTGGTTCCGTCGTCTCACCTCAGTCGCCTCCTGTCAGTCCACCCACAGTTTGCTACCCGCCGGGAGCGGTGACGAGACGCGCAGGGTGCCGTCGTGGACCGCGTTGATGTACCCGGCGAGCTCGGGCCCGAACTGGCCGTAGTGCACGGCAGTCTCGCGGAGCAGGGTGGATGGTTTCAGGCTGAACGTGGCGGCGAGCTGGGCGAGGGACAGTTCCCCCTTGGTGACCCATTCGCCGTGGAACTTCGCCGGGGGCGGTGCGGGCGGGTCGCCGGAGACGGCCGACAGCCACGGCTTGCTGAACACGCTGACGTCGTACAGGCCGGCGTTGCGGTACTGGACGGCCACGATGGGGAAGGGGCCGCCAGCGTGCTGGACGAGCGCGGTGGCCTCAGCGGAGGTGAGGTTCCAGTTCGCCACCCACAGGGACACGCCGGAGCTGATCCCGCCGGCGGCCAGCGCGTTGACGACGGGGGTGACGCTGGCGAGGCTCATGTAGACGGCGGGGTGCCGCTGCCCGGGTCTGCGGCCGCTGGCGACGTTGGTGGCGGCGGCCTCAGCCCAGGGCGCGGCGACACGGATGGTCGCAGCGCCTGCCTCGACGTCAAGTACGTCGGCGGTGGTGTCGCTGGCGGAGGGGTCCTGGCAGATGCGGACCGCGCCGGGGTGCGCCCGCCAGTCAGCCGGACCCCACGGCACCGGCCCGGAGCCGGTTGTGTAGCCGGCGGCGGGGCCTTTGGGGAGGTGGCTGATATTGGTCCTGATGGCGTCGCAGACTGTGGTGGTGGCGATCGTCATAGGGCTCCTAACGACGCGGCGGGTGAGACGATGACGGCATGGATGACGTAGTGGCGTTCCTGAACGCCCGCCTCAACGAGAAGGAGCAGTTCGCCCGCGTTGCCCGGCTGCCCGCTAAGAACCGGGCTCGCGTGCTCCGCGAGGTCCATGCCGGGCGGATGATCCTGGCGCGGTACGCCGACACCCTGGCGCGGATGGAGGACGACGACTACCCGGCGGGGGTGGCCAGGGACCAGGCGCGGGAATATGAGGATTTCGTGCTGCCGAACCTCGCCGCCGTCGACAGCGATCACCCAGACTACCTGCAGGACTGGGAGCCCTAGCCTCTCGGCTGCCTGCGGGTTCCGAGGTCGGGGCCTGCCGGTGCGGACGGCCGCCAGCCGAGACGGCAGCGCCAGCACATCTTAGTGTCCGGCTCGAGGGCGGCCCAGTTGCCGCAGCGGCAGCAGTAGGCCATGGCAGCCCCCTTCAGGCGGCCAGGGCTGCCAGGGTCCGGGGCAGCAGGGATCGGGTGGTGTCCGCCTGGCTCCCGCCGCGGCGGGTCACTCCGGGGCGGCGGGAGGCTGCGGTGTCCCGGCCGGGGGTGCCGGATCCGGGGGGATCAGCGTCTTGGGCGGCCATGCGGGCGCGTACGGGATGCCCGGCAGCACGGCCGGGCCGCCCCGCGGCGTGTGCTTCGCGAGGTACCCCGCAGCGAACGTCAGCACCGCCGGGACGATCACATACGTCCAGGACACCACCACATCCGGCACAGCGCCTTTGAACACGTACGTTCCAAGCGCCCAGAGCGCGAGCCCGGATACCGCTGCCGCCCCCGTGCTGGCCGTGACTTTGCGTTCGACCTGTGCCACTGGGCCTCCGCCTCTTTACAGGACGCCTGCGGCGTGCTCCGCTAGAAGTACGCCATTGCGGGCCACGCAACATCGGAAGGGATGCGAGGCCGCGCCAACCCCCTCGGCGCGGCCTTCGTCTATTTCTTCACGACGTACAACACGAAGCTGATCACGGCGACGAGGGTGGCGACAGCCGCGATGATCGTGCCGATGCTGGCCCGCTGGTCGATGCGGGTGCCAGCGGCGCCCGCGTTGCTGCCTTCCCCCCGGTCGATTCTCTCCTTCAGCTCGGTCAGCCGATCCGAGAGGCTCTTCTCCAGGGTGGAAATCAGGACAGCAGTCTGATCGTTTTGCTTGGTGAAGTTCAGCTCAGTTTTCGCGGCGGCGGTGGTGTTCGCGTCGTTCTGCTGCGCCACCGATTCTTTCTGGGCGAGCAGCGCCGCGTCGAGTGCCTCCTTGGATGCCTTTTTCTCCTGGTCGCCTCGCGTGTCGCGTTCGTTGAACTGCTGCTGGATCGCGTTGAAGCGTTCCTCATGCAGCTGGCGGAGGCCTTCGACGGCGATCTTGATGTCGGTCTGGAGCCGTTCCCGGAGATCATCGGCCTGTTCCGGTCCCCGGTTCAGCGCGGTGTCCAGGAGCTTCAGGATCTTCTCGAGCCCGGCGATCCGCTGGGACAGGATCGCCTCGAGGGCGTTGATGCTGTCGGAGATCTCGGCCTTGGAGCGGATGTCGAGGTCCCGCAGGATCGTCTCGGTCCGCAGGATCCGCTCAGACAGGAGCTGCTGCATGCTGGCGAGCTCGCGGCGGAGGTCGTCCTTGGCCGCGTCCACGGCTGAGTTGGTCAGGGCGGTGGGGTCCTGGGTGACCCACCAGCCCTGCCCCGGCGGGTGCGTCTCGCTCATGGCCCCCTCCCGGGCGTCTTACGGGGTGTGCCCGTTCAGGTTCCCCAGCATCGTCGTGTTCCCGTGAACACCCAGGGCGCCAAACACAGTCGTCGAGTTATTCGACACCAGGAAGCTGCCGGTGACCGTGTTCCCGTTGATGTCCCCGCCGGCATTCAGCCCGCCGGTGACGGTCGCACCGCCGTGCACGCCGAGGTTCCCCGAGGTCAGCGTCTGGAGTGTCGTGTCGGACTGCACGCCGAGAGTCCCCAGGATGGTCGCGTTGCCGTGGATGCCGAAGCTGGAGAACCCGGTCAGGGTGCCGTTGACGTTCAGGTCGCCGTTGACGGTGAGCGACCCGCTGACGGTCCCGCCGCCTTTGGGCAGCGCATTGTTCGCGACGGTCATCGCGGAGTTCGCGGCGGACTGGGCGGTGGATGCGGTGGACTGGGCGGTCTGCGCGAGGCCCTTCGCGTTGGCGACGGCGGGGACGAGGCCGTCGACCCGCGCCTCGACCGCGTACGCCTTCGACGACGCGGCGGCGACTGCGGCGGGCAGCCGGGTGGCGAGCCAGCCCAGGCCGGCGGCGAGGACGGTGAACGCCCACGCCTGCCCGGCGAGGTGCCAGGCGAGTTCCGCGGTGACCGCCCATGCGGGCCCGGCTGCGCGGCGGGCCAGGATCAGCAGGGTCACGCGCACGCCCACCGGGTTCTCCTTGTCTACGTGCCGTCAGGTCAGGGCGACGGCCTCGATATCGCGCGACCCGCAGGACGCACAGCGGAAGACAGCGCCCTTACCGTGCTTACCCTGCCGCAGCTGGAGGTTCCCGGGATCGTTGTGCTGCCGGTCATTGTCGATGTGATGCACCGTCTCGCCGGGCAGCAGGCGGCGGCCGAGCATCCGGGCCATCACCAGCCGGTGCTCCAGCATGTAGCCGTTTCTGACTGGATCCGCCAGGTGACGATCGGCGTCAGTCACCCTGACCTGGACGTACCCGTCTTCTCTGACGACCCGGCCGCCCTGCCAGGAATGATGGGTCTCCCCGCTCCGCCTCGGCGGCTTCTCATGGACGCCTAGCTCCACGAGGGTCCTCGTCAGGGTGCTGGTTCCGCAGCCCATTACCTTCGCTATGTCCTGCAGTTGCTCCCCGGCCTGGTACCGGCGGGTCGCCTCGGCTTTCCGCTCGTCCGTCCAGAACGCAGGCGCCCCTAGCGGGCGGATCTGGACACCGGACCGGATCAGGTAATCACGGACGACCTTGGCGCTTACCTCGTGCTGGAGGGCGATCTGCGTCAGGCTCTCACCTGACCGGTAAGCGCGGGCAAACTCTGCCGCCTCATCGTCACCGAACCGGCGTTTCCCGCCGGGGTGGCGCCAGCCCAGTCCGGACTCGTCCAGGACCCGCATCACCCGACTTGAATTGGTGTGCAGGCGTTTGGCTATGGCCCGGATAGATTCCCCGGCCTCATACGCGGCGACCAGTGCCCGGCGATTGTCTTCGGTGGCTTCCCAGCCAAGCCGCGGGTGAGCTGGCCGCCGGGGGATCCCCTGCCGCTCCAGTGCCCTGAAGACAGTCACATCGGTGGTGCCGAACCGGCGCCCGAGCGCCTTACCGGTCTCACCGGATAGGTAAAGGGCCGCGATCTCGGCATCATTGTCATGCGTGTATTCTTTGGTCATACAGTAACTATAGCACAGCTTGTCTTCAACTTCTATAGGCTCGATTGTTCGATTTATATCTTCTGACCAGCCATTACCACTGCGAGCTATTTATTGTAATCGAGCCTATAGCAAAACTCACAGTGTCACCGTTGACTACCCCGGTGATCGCGGTGATAGCTCCCTGTAGCCACCGCAGGGGGGTGCCGGCGGAGTCCCAGATCTCGATGGCGTTGACGGTCTGCCAGGTGCCGGTGGCGGACCAGGACACGGCGTTGGAGTTGGACTGGGTGCCGGCGGACGGCGCGGCGCAGAACGTGGTGCCGAGGCTGTTCCCGCCGGCGGTGTACCCGGGGGAGGTGGTGATCTCGGTGCCGTTGGAGGCGTTGGAGCCCTGCGCGTTCATGAGCCGCAGCTTGTACGGGGGGGTGATGATGAACGCGGAGCCGCCGCCGGTGCCCGGGGTGATCGTGAACGTGGTGGAGCTGGTGAACAGGGCCTGCAGGATGGCGTTGACCCGCAGCTGCTCTGTCATGTTGGCCATGGGTCAGCCTCCGGTTCCCGGCGCGCCCAGCTGGCCGGTGTAGATGTGGTGGACTGGCCGGCAGGGCACGCCGGTGGCTTCGGTGGCCTGCCCGTGGTGGTGGTCCTCTTCGCAGCACCCGCACGTCAGCGCGGCGTGCGGATCTTCATCTGCATACAGGGTGACTGAGGTCCCGCAGCCCTTGCAGGTGATGACGCGTGCCATCGGATACTCCTTTGTCCTGGTTCCCGGTCCTCGTTAAGATGCAGCGGGGGCCGGGAGAGGCCGCCGCCGGGTACTAGGGCAGGTCCCCTAAACGAGCAGGCAGGCCAGAGCTTGGTGATGTCCGGGAAACCGGGCGGAGGATGGCGTCTTGGCTGCGGCTTAAGAACGAGGCGCCGCTACGCGCCTACTCTCCCGGCTCTCACAGGTTTTTAGGCGACCGTGATCGGTGTCAGTCCTTGGCTGGCCAGGGAGAGCAGGCCTTGAAGGCTGGCGTTCACTGATTGATACGGCGTGATGGTGGCGGTCTGCGCCAGGTCATCCCACTCGTATGAGCCGACGATGAACGTGATGGGCAGGTTCGGCAGCACTTCCCCGCCGTAGCCGAAGTCGGTGAGGATCAGCTTGACCGCAGTCCCGGCTTGGTCGGTGCCGGGGTCAAGCGGGACTCCGCCGGTGGTGGTGAGCTGCCCATAGCGGGCCACAAATGGACCCGCAAACGACGCCCGCTGGTAGATGGCCAGCACCTTATTGCCGACCGCCTGCGCGGCGCCCGCGGACATGACCCCGGCACTGGACAGGTCAATGTACGTCTCGATGACGCCGTGGGCGGTGACGCTGGCGGCGCTGGTCACGGAGGTGAGGGCGTAGGTGGCGGGGGTGCCGCTGGTGGTGTCGTCGGCGGCGGACTGGTAGCGGATCTGGATGGTGTTGATGTCCCCGCCGAGGGTCCTGGCTACGGGCTGCGTGCAGACCAGCAGCCGGTTCACCACGGTGGGGAGGGGGAAAACAGCCAGGTCGTCGCCGGGGATCCCGCCGGGCTGGCTGTTGACGTACCAGGTGAGGCCGCCCCTAGTGCAGATGAGGTTGAGCAGCCCGGTGATGGTCTGGGAGCCGGGGTCGACTTCCTGCCCGAACCAGGCCCCGGACGGGGTGCCGACACCGGGGTTGATCCAGGGGAGCCCGCGTCCTATCGCGGCGTTGATGGCCTGGTCTGGTTCGCCGGATGGCCAGGTGCTGGTGTAGACGGCGGTGAAGTCGGTGCCGCGGTTCCCGGTGCCGACGGCGGTGAGCGTCCACCCGGCGGCGGATGGCTGCGGCTCGTCGAGTTTCCCGGTCCACACCTGGTGGCCGCCCCTAGTGATCTTCACCTGCCATCCCGGGTTGAACAGCTGGGTGCGGTAGGCGGCGGGGGCCATGACGGTGCAGGTCATCTTGTCGGCCCCGCCGGGGCAGGTGTAGGAGTAGGTGAGGGCGGTGACGGAGCCGACGGATCCGAGGGGCCGCCACGCCGACGTGCCCGGGGGGGCGACCATCACCTGGGACGACAGCGGGTAGGCGTACGGGACGGCCGCGCCGGGGCTGGCGAACACGAGCCCGCCGGTGGCCTGCAGGACGGACAGGGTGCCGTTGCCGGACAGCCCGGCCGGGACGCTGAGGATGAACCCGGACAGGTTCAGGGTGCCGGTGCCGGACAGGACGGCGGGGGGCTGGGCGAGGACGCCGGTCCAGGTGGCGTTCAGGGTGCCGTTGCCGTCAAGCGCGGCGACCCGGGAGAACGCGAAGGTCCGGGAGGCGCCCAGGGTCCCGGAGCCGGACAGCGCGGCGGTGCCGCGGCCGTGGCCGGTAACGTGGGTCGCGGTCCCGCCCAGCGTCCCGATCCCGGACAGCGCCGCCGCCCCGGCGAACACCCCCGCCCCGCCCAGGGTCCCGGAACCGGACAGGGCGGCCGTGGCGCTGTGCGTCGTGCCCGCGGCGGGGGTGATCCCGACCATCACGCCGGAGTAGAACGTGGAGCTGGTGAACGTGCCGGTCTTCGTGCCGGTCGCCCCGCTGGCAACCGACTCGTTGTCGGCCAGCATGATGGTCGAGTTGGAGGCGAGGGCCCCGTTGGTGCCCTGGCTCGAGAACCCGGACGGCGGGGTGATCGCCATCCCCGCGCCGGAGTAGCCGTTCTGGTTCGCGGCGAACCACAGGAGCCAGTCGGTGCTGTTGGCCAGGGTGATCGACGCGACGGCGATGGATGTGCCCGCCCCGCCGGACGTGGGCGTCCCGACGGTGGCCGGGTCGAGCGTCGCGGCCCCGCCGGCGACCGTGACGATCATCGTGCTGGCCCGGTTCCCGGCCAGCCCGGTGATGCTGAACGAGGATCCTTCGGAGCCGTCCGCGAGGCGGTACAGCAGGCCGCCGAACCCGTTCCCGTCGGGTTTGGAGGTGAACCCCGTGCACGCCATCGAGGCGGTGCCGGCGAACACGTAGATGAAGATCCAGTCGCCGGCCGCGGTGCCGGCCTGCTTGGTGACGCTGGTGCTGGTGACGCCGGTGCTGCCGGTGTTGGTGAACGCGGGGGCGGCCCGGTAGGACAGGCTCACGCCGCGCTCACCTCCACGTACAGCGGGTCGGCATCAGGCTCCGCCAGCGTTAGAATGCGGCGGTGGGTGATCTAAGGGCCGCCGCCAGGCAGTCGATGCTCGGCCGCCTCGCCAGCGACCTGAACGTGCTGGCACACGCGCCCTGGCTGGACTGGACGTGCTGCTGGCAGCACTTCGATCACACCAGCTACCTAGGCACCGTCGAGCACTGGCAATGGCGGTTCTGTAACGGCGGGATGCCCGGCGAGCCGTACGGGACGTGGGACAAGCCGAACCGTCCCTGCGGCCACTGGCATCACTCGCAGGAGTTCCCGCCGATGGCTACTGTCGCCATTCCGTCTCGCCGGTAAGATCGGCTGGTGGAAATCTGGATCGTCCTGGTCGAGGACCGGCATTCCGATGTTGACCCGGTGCCGTTCAGCAGCGAGGATCGCGCCGCCGCGTACGCCCGGTCCCAGGTGGACGACGGGGACCTGCCTGCCGAGCTCAACGAAGCCATGCGCAAAGCCGGCTGGGTGCTCTATATCCCCTACGGCACGGAGGGCGACTGCGTGCGCGTAATCAAGCGCACCGTGGACGGCTAGCGCCGCTCACTGGGTCCGGTCAAAGAACCAGGACGGGTAGTAGCTGACGGAGATATTAGGAGCCGACGCATCCGCGCTGTAGGCAAACAAGGCGTTCTCCCCGTCAGCGGGCTCGATGGCCATGGCGCCGCCGCTGATCGCCTGGCAGGCGTCGAACACGGACACCGCAGAGGGGCGGCCCTGGGAGGACCCCATGATCAGGCCCAGGTCCAGGTTGGGTTCCGGCGCGTCGAGGTAGTAGTTGATGTAACTGCCGGTGCCGTTGATCACCACCGTCTGGCCCTGGGTATCAAGCGCCAGGCAGTCATTCCAGCGGTCTAGAGTGTCACTGTCAGTAACTGAGACGCTGTAGTAGCCGCCTGAGTTGTCGGCCGCGACCGCCTTGACCGGAAGCGTCAGAACGCCTGCGGTCAGGATGTTATTGGTGATCTGCGCTGGGGTGACGGTGACCGGCAGGGTGCTGACCGAGTACGACGGGCCGCCCGCGTACTCATATTGCGTCACGGTGACGGTGATCGTCCTGGCCGCGCTGCCGTGCAGCGACGAGGCGATCAGGTACAGGGTGTAGGTCCCGCCGAAGTCGGCGTTCACGCCGGTCACAGGCTGCGGCACCGTGTACTGGTGGGTGCCGTCCGGCGCGTCGATCCCGGCGCCGACCGGGATGAGCGGCACGAATGTCTTCAGCGCGCCGAGCGGCGGCCGGTGCACGATCAAGCTCTTGAACGGGGCGGACGAGTAGGGGGTGATGGTGATCTTCCCGGCCCCGCCGGCGCCGCCTGCCTCGGCGGTGCCGGTGGAGCACGCCCCGCCGCCCGCGCCTCCCGGCTGGGATCCCGCGGACCCGACGGTGTTGGCGGACGGGCCGCCCGCCCCGCCAGCACCCCCGCCGGACACGGCTGCGGCGCCGTTGTTCGTCGGGGCGCCCAGGCCGCCGGGGAAGGTGAGCCTGACCTGGCCGGGTGCGCCCGCCCCGGAGGTTCCCGGGCTGGTGTAGGTGCCGCCGCCGCCGCCGCCGGGTGCCGTCCCGGCGGTGCCGTTGCCGGTGGTCGCCCCGGTCCCGGCACCGCCCGCGCCGCCGCCGGTCGGGGCCGGGGTCGCGCTGCCGTACCCGTTGCCGTTGTTGCCCGCCGACGCCTGGCCAGCCGAGGACCCGCCCGACCCGCTGTACGGAAAGGCGGACCCGCCCGTGCCGCCGTTGAAATGGATACCGGACGACCCGGTGCCAGCGGCCCCGTTGCCGCCGCTGCTGGTCCGGTACAGGCCCGCGCCGCCGCCGTGCCCGGTGACCGTGACGGCGGCGTCCCCGGTGAACGTCGAGCTGGCCCCGTTGTTCCCGTTCGTGCCGGAGGTGGACACGGCCGCGCCGCCCGCCGCGACCGTATATGAGTACACACCCGCTGGCGTGACATTGACGAAGGCGGCCGCGTACTCGCCTCCGCCTCCGCCGCCGCCGTTCCCGCCGCCGGACGCTCCCAGGGCCCCGGACCCGCCGGACCCCCAGCATTCCGCGTAGACCTGGGTCACTCCGGCCGGGCACGTCCAAGTCGCGGTGCCGGGTGAGGTGAACACGGTCGCGGCGGTGCCGGTGGGGGACAGGCCCGCCGAGGCGTTCCCGCCGGAGCTGCCGCCGCCGCCGCCCACGCTGCCGGTGGCGGTCCGGCCGGTGCCGCCGGGGAAGGTGACCGCGTTCCCGGACGCCAGCCCGCCGAGCGCCCCGGTCGCGGAGTTCTGCAGGGCGGACTTCCCGCCGTTCGCGGTGACGGCCATCGGGCCGGACGGCCCCGGGCCGAACACGGTCGGCTGCCCGTCAACCGGAGAAGCGCCGGCCGTGCCGCCGAGACCCACGTAATACGGGATGACCTGGCCCGGCGTAGCGGGGAACACGTATTCGGCGGCGTAACCGCCTCCGCCGCCGCCTCCGCCGTTCCCGGTCGCGGTCAGCGACGACCCGGCACCCCCGCCGCCGACCGCCTCCACTTTCAGCCACGAGGTCAGCGCCGGGACGGTGAAGTTCCCGGCCCCCGTCAAGGTGACCGGGACCACCGTCCCGGCGGTGGGGGGCTGCTGGAACGCCAGCGTCATCGCCGACCTAGCCGTCCCCTGCAGCCCGTACAGCGTGTAGAGGGCGCCGCGGGTCACCGGGTTCGCGGTCTGCGACGGCGGATAGGCGGTGAGCGCGTCGACGAACGCGGTCACCCAGGACAGCCGCCGGATCCGGTCGTGACGGTTGAGGATCTCGATCGTGTACCCGCCCACGCTCGAGTAATTGAACGTGGTGCTGGCCGGGATGGGCATCGACACCCGGGAGAACACGGGCTGCTGCGCATCCGGGGACACCGGGAGACGCAGCCCGGTGCGGCTCATCCCGAGCGTGTTCCCGCTCGTGTCCGCCAGCGTGACATACAGGGAAACCCCGTGGATCTTCCCGTGGTATTCCAACGCGGTGTAATACCTGCTGCCGAACCCGAGCCACATCGCGACGGATGTCATGCCCGTCAGGTTCAGCGTCGTCGCCAGGCTGGCGTTCGTGTACAGGAACCGGTTAGCCTGCCCGCCCGGGTCACCCACCCGCGCATCATCAGGATCCCACCCGCACGAGCGGGGGCCGACGATGCACCGGTCCGACTGGAAATGCTGCGTGCTCGAGATCGTCGAGAACGTGTCGATGACAACCGGTGCGGGGGGTGGCGGGGGGGTCTGCGGGATCGGCGCCGCGAACGCGATCTGCGACTGCACATCAGACCGGCCGTAGGGCAACGCCGGGATGACCAGGTTGATCCGCATGACACCCTGCGCCTCAGCCAGCGGCGCATACGCCGGCTTGGACGGCTGAGCGCGGAAACAGTCGATGATCAGCGGCGTCGGCGTCCCGCCGGGCCCGGGGTCACGCACCCAGGTGATCGTCCACACGTCCTGGTCGACGGTCTGCTGCAAAAACTCCCGGGCGGCGGCCAGGAGCTGCAGGCTGCCGTTAGGCGCGACGATCTTCACCGGCAGCACGATCTGCCTGTTGCTGGCACGCCGCCCGAACGGCCGCTCGCCGTCGAGGATCAGCGACGCGACGTAGCTCGAGGTGGGCTGGGCAGCACCCAGGTCGTAGGACCCGTCATCCGCCAGGAGGAAGATCGCCCCGGCACATGCGGGGTTGACCGACGGGACGCCGCCCTCAGCACCCAGGAGCTCGATCGCGTTGCCGAGTATGAGCGAACTCGTCATCAGGCTCCCCCGACTGGATACCTGTTCCGGAACGACGCCGCGCCGGCGGAGCCGCTGATGGCCCCGCCGACGTGGCGGCCGGTCGCGGCGGGGATCCCGGCGGCGACGCCGGTGAGCTGCCGGAGCTCCGCGCGGAGCGCCCGCAGCTCGGCGGTGATCCCGTCGAGGCCGGCGCCGGTGATGACCGCCTCCGGCCGGCCGGTGTTATTCACCGCGAGGGTCGCGCCGGGCATGAGCCACCCGCCCTGGTCATACGAGCCCTCCCCGCCGGGGTGCTGGAAATACTGCGCCCACGCCGCCGACGGGGTGCCGTACCGGCCGGCTATGTAGCTGAACATCCATGACAGCTGCGGCCCGGCGTGCGATCCGCCGCCGGCCTGCGCCGCGAACGGCATCTTCGTGGGGGGATATGCCTGCGGGATGCCGTACGCTCCCGAGCTGGCATTACGGGCGAACCGGTTGTATCCGGCCTCGTGCATTTCCAGGGTGTTGAACGGAGCCCACTGGGACGCGCCCCACGGGAACATTTTCTTGGCCAGCGCCAGGTTCACCGCGGCGTCGCCACCGGTCGGCCCGGCCCCGGAGACGCCGCCGGATGCCGCCTTCGCCGCGGCCACGGCGGCTTTCGCGAACGCGACGGCCAGCTTCATCAGGGGGGCCATCAGCGTCGACTGGACCTGCGCGGGTGTCGGGGTGTGCGTGGCGACGTTCACGCCGACCACGCCGCCGGCCGCGAACCCGGGCAGTTTCCCGCGGAGGTGATCCACAGCCCCGGCCCGCACCATGTTCGTGGGGACGACAACCTCGCCGGGCATCGCCCGGATCAGCACGGAATCCCGGCCGGGGATGCCGCCGGTGATGATGCCGCCCGCCGCCTTCTTCACTCCCGGCGGGGGGCCCTGCACGCCCAGGCCCTGCCCGGACAGCATCGCGACGGTGAGGGTGACGGTCCGCCCGTTGATCCCGCCCAGCGCCGCGTTCACCCCGGCGCGGAACGTGTTGAACGCCGCCGCGGCCGTCTTCAGCTTGGAGCCCAGGCCGGGGATCCACCCGAACGCCGCCGCGGCCCCGTTGATGATCAGCCCCAGCGGGCCGAGGATCCCGTCGACGACGAACACGCGGAACGCGGCCTTCAGCGTGTTCCACGTCGAGTTCCACGCCGACGACACGGCACCCAGCACTGTCCTGACCGCACCCGTGATCGTATTGAACGGGGCGATGATCCCGGCGCTGATGACCGTGCGGAACGCGGCCGTGATCGCAGCCCACGCGACGTCCCACGCCGTCTTGACGGCGGTCAGGACCGTCTTGACCGCGGTGGTGATCTCACCGAAATGGGTAACGACCCACAAGATCGCCAGGCCGATCGGCCCGGTGATGATGGCGAGCAGCAGCGGCCAGTTGACCTTCACCCAGGTCCACACGGCCATGATCACGGCGAGGACGTCATGCCACACCTTCTGCGCGAACACCCAGATCTGCTGGTGGTACTTGATGATCAGCACCGCGACGGCGATGACGGCGGCGGCGAGCGCGACCCACGGCAGGGCATCCATCGCCAGGCCCCACGCCCGGGTCGCGGCGGCGGCGATCGTCTCCGCGATGGTGGCGCCGTCGGCGGCGGCGGCGAACTTGACGAGGCCCTGCCATGCGGGGGCGATCCAGGAGAACTGCTGCCCGATCTTCACCGCGAGCAGCGCGTACATCGCGACCCGCACCAGGTCCGTGTTCTTCGACAGCGACGCGAGGACCCCGGACAGGGGCAGCAGCGCGCCCAGCAGCAACCGCGAGTTCGAGAACGTGGACAGGCCGAACATGGCCTTGCCGACGTTGGCGATCACCGCGCCGAGGTTCGTCAGGATCTTCAGGGCCTGCGGCGTCTCCGTCTTGAAGGTGGTCATCAGGGACTGGAACCCGGTACCGCCGGACAGGGACTTGCCCCACTCCGCGAACTTCGCGGTGATCTTGTCGATCCCGGACAGCATCCCCTGCGACACCGGCATGAACGCCGACAGGATCCCGGCGACCCCCTTGATCACGTTACCGACCGCAATGGCGATTTTCGTGATCGCCGGTCCCGTGTTCTTCGCGAGCAGGTCGATGAACGACTTGAACCCCGTCGATGACAGGCCGGTGTTCAGCTGCCCGATGATGCCGCGCAGCGCCGCCTCGACGGGGGCGAGGAACGGTTTCATCGACGCGAGGATCTTCGGCAGCAGCCCGAGGCCGCCGCTGATGACCCCGACGACGCCGGGTGCGGCGGCGTCGGTGAACTTCTGCCACTGGCTCTGGGCGGTGCCGAGTTCGACGGCGAGGGTCTTGATGGGCGGGGACAATCCGGCGTACGCGGCCGCCTCGGCTTTCAGCGCGGCTGTGCGCTGCGCGGAGGTAGTGGCCGACGCGTACTTGGCCTGGGCGGTGGCATAGGCGGTGGCTGCCTTGGACGCCTCCGAGAACACCGTCTTGGCGACGATCCCGAACACGCCGATCCCCGCGCCGGCCGCCGCGAGGCCCGCCGCCAGCCCGCCGACGGCTACCACGGCCCCGGCCAGGGCGGGCTCGAGGACCCCGGACGCGAGGTTGATCCCGGCCAGGGCGAGCTTGAACTTGTTGCCCCCGCTGGTCGCGGCGTCGGAGGCGGCGCCGAACCCGGTGACCTCCCCGGCCAGGCTCGCGAACCCGCCCCTGGCTCCGCCAGCGCTCTTGCCTGAGTCCTTCAGCGCGTCGTCGAGTCGCCGGATCGCGATGTCAGCCGCCAGGGCCTTCGCGGCGGCCCGGTCTTCCGCGTCGCCGGTCAGCCGCAGCGCCTTCGCTAGGGCCACCGACTCCGCCGCGGTGCGGTTCTCCTTCTGCCCCAGGTCCGCGATGACCTTCTGCAGGACCCCCGCGCCCCGCGCCGCGGAGGACGCCGAGTCGCCGGTGTTGCGGAAGTCGGCTGCGAGACGCGCGGCGCCGGAGGACAGGAAGTCAAACCGGATCGACTGGGTGGCCACCGGTCACCCGCCAGCCGCTTTACCGGAGACGTCGCCCAGCGCCTGCTCGAGGCCGGCGGCGACCCGGGACGCGGCGTCCTCGCAGGGGCTGGTGAACCAGCCGGAATGCATCCCCGGTCCCGTGCCGGCCCCGCCGGCCTGCGTGTACCAGTGCTCCCGGTCGCCGAACAGGGGATGCCGGAGGATGCCGGCGTCGAGCTTCCTGAGCGCGCGGCTCTTCCCGCTGTTCTGCGCGTAGACCGACACCGCGGCGTCAGCATCGGCCCCGCCGCTGTTCCGGGTGATGGTCTTGATGTCCAGGTCGGTGTTGAGGGTGTCGGCGTACCGGTCGGGCAGGCGCGACCGCAGCCCGGCGCGGATCTCATCCGGCACCGGATCAACCGCGTCGCGCATCGCCTTGGTGAGCTCCCGGCCCAGATCCTCATCGCCCGCGCGGCGCAGCCGGAACGCGACAGCCTCCAGTTCGCTCGCCAGGTCAGCCATCCCGCCGCCTTCCCTGCTCGCGTTTCTCCGCCTCAGCCCGGTCCTCGTCCTCCACCCGGTACCACGCCATCCACTCGGTCAGCTCCGCCGATGAGATGCGGTCCAGGAGCTCGGCGACGGTGCAGCCCAGCTCGGACGCCAGCCCGAAGCAGAACCGCCTCACGGGGTTGGAGCGGAGGCTTTTCCCATCTCTTCCACGTCGGCCGGGTTAAGCCCGGACAGCCGGGACGCGACCTCGAACACGCGGTCGAGCGCGGCGGCGGACAATTCGCCGAGGGCGGCGACGTCCTGCTGGGTGAACAGCGGCTCGCCGTCGGCGTCGACGATGGTGCGGGCGGCGAGCTTGGCGCGCATGTTCGCGACGTCGGGGACCATCTGACGGCCCCGCTGCACCGCCAGGCTGGCTTCCCACTCGTCCCGTTCGCGCCCGCGGAGCTCCCGGACGAGGACCGACCCGCCCCATTCGGGGACCGGCACGTCCTCGGTCTTGAGGGCGGCGGCCTTCAGGATCGCGTCCCGCCCGAGATATGACCCCACTACGGGATCGCCACGTTCAGCGCCGGAACCTTGGTGATCGTGAACGTGACCAGCACCTTCGACGGGTCCCCGATGGTGGTGTCAACCGCCGTCGAGGCGACCTTCGCCGGGTAGACGTCCATCTTCTGTGACGTGACATCACCCTCCGGCAAGATCACGACGAACCCGGACGTGTCACGGGGCAGCACCGTCCGCACGTCGTTGGACGTCGAGGACGCCCAGCAGGTGATCGACGAGTTGTCCGCGGTGATCGGCCCGGGGATCTTGGACGTGAACCTGCTGGACAGGTCCGGGGTGTCCACGCTCGCGGAGGTGACGGAGAACCCGTTCATCTCCGCCAGCTCCGGGGTGAGGTCGATCCCGGCGTTCAGCTCACCGCGGGACGGCGACGTGTAGGTGGCGATCGTGGTGATCCAGTAGACCTTCCGGGTGCCGAGGGGGACGTACCGGACGGTGGGCGTCAATGGCGACGGGGGCATGTCAGTTCTCCGTTTCGGGGTCGGTGGCCTCGGCCCTGGTCATCGGCGGCGGCACCGGCGGCGGTTCCGGGTCCGGTATCTCGTCCGGGGCGAGCAGCCGCCACCCCGACGCGTAAAGCTGGGTGAGGGATGACCGGTTCACCTCGGCGGTGCCGCCGGTTTCCGGGTGGATGACCTGCACCCATTCGCTCACTGCGGGCTCGCTCACTGGAGGCTCCCCTTCTAGCTGCTGATGAAGACGACGGCGCCGCTGACGGTGCCCGCTGCGACGTCGAACGTGCAGAGCCCGGTTACGGGGTCGCCGTAGGTGACGGCGGGCAGCGGGATGATGGTGATGGCGCCGATGGTCGCCGGGAGCGTCACCGTCCGGTTGGGGATGACCAGCCCGTCGAACGTGGTGGCGGCCGGGACGTGGAGCGTGATCGCGACGGTGGACGCGGCGCCGTTGATGAGCATGAGGCCGATGCCGGCGCCGCAGGGCGCGGTGTGGGTGAACGTGGCGAGCCCGGCTGTCTGGGTTACCGGGTTCAATCCTGCGTGCGGTGCGACCTGCACCGTGAAAGCGGTTGCCGCCATGGTTTAGGTACCTCCGGTTGCGTGGTAGCGTGGTGGCATGACAGGAGACGTGCAGCCGATGACCATCCGGCTACCAGGACCGACATACGAGAAGCTGCGCCGCCTCGCCTTCGAGGCCCATACGCCCATGAATCAGATCGCCGTCGCCGCCATCAACGCGGCCATCGCGATCATGGAAAAAGAGCAGGAAGAGAAGCCATGACAGAGGCCGGGAAACGCATCGCGTTCCTGATCGAGAAGTCATTCGCCGAATGGGACAGCATCCACGGCGACGGCTGGAACGCGGCCTACATCAAGCTCGTGCCGACGGTCTACCATCAGGCGGCCAGGGCCATCTGCGCGGAGTTCGAGCCGATCCGGGAGAACGGGAAGCAGAAGCCGTGAACAGGACCAGGATCGCCGCGCTAGCCATCGCCGTGCTCGCCCTCGCCGGATGCGGCGGATCAGCCGCGACCAGCACGGCCGCCGCGCCGCCGGCCGCATCGGTGATCGCCGACCAGCTCGGTGCCACTGACGTGCAGGCCATGGACCCGACGCTGTACGCCTACGACGAGGTGACCGCCACCCTGCACGGGAAGACGGTGGACATCGCGACGTTCCGCACCGATGCCCTGCGGGACAAGTGGATAGCCGCGGCCAGCCAGTTCACCGGCATCGACAGCAAGGGCGACCGGTACGTCGTCGCTGACGGATGACAGGTCAGCGGACGGTGTACGCCTCGCAATTAACGGGGAACGAGACCCGGGCCAGGGCGCCGCCTGGTGTCTGCTGCTGCCGCAGCGACCCGATCCCGATCGACGCCTGCAGCACCGCGCCGCCCAGCTTCCGGTCCGTCCCGACCGCCGCGCCGCACGCCGCATGGAGCTGGTACGCCCGCACCCGCGCCGCCACGATGTCACCGCCCGGGTCGAGAACCTCAATGGTGCAGGTGACCGCGTACCGTTCCCGGTCCTGCCCCCCGCCCATGCCCTCCGGGGATGCAGTGCCGGTCACGACATCCTGGTTCGGGTCGCCGGCGTACCCGACGGCGACGGCTTCCAGGGCGGGGTCGGCGGTGACCACGGGGCCGTCGCGGACCACCACCCCGGCGAGACCCAGCCCCGTCGACGTCCTGAACGCGGCCACCAGGCCGGCCATCGCGGCGGGAACCGACGAGTAATAGGTCACGCCATCATCACCAGCGGCGGCCCGAGGTATTCCTTCGCCTTGCCGGGAATCGTATAAAACTCGCGGGGCTGCCGGAATTCCTCGGGGCCGGTGACCCCGGACATGACGCCGCCCTGCCCCCGCTGGGTCTCCCACACGTGAGCCAGCACGACGAGGGCGCCGATCTTGTACCGGGCCGGGATCACGGTCAGCCCGGCAACATAGGTGATGTCGGTGAGGCCGCTGACGGGGAGGCCGCCCATGACCTTGACCAGCCCCGACGGGGACACCCGCATCTGGGTGACGTCCCAGGTGACGGCGCCGTCCCAGGAGATGACGGAGGTCAGGGAGATCACCGGGGCGCGGCGGAGCCAGAACTTCTGCTGCCGCCGCTGCCCGTACCCGTAGCCGTACCCGTAGCCGGCCTGGTTCCACAGGTCGAGTTCGTCGGTGACGGTGCGGCGGACGATCGTCTCGTGCTTGTACTCTTCGACGGCGCCGGTGACGCCGGCGATGTAGTCGCGGAGTTCGTCGTCGTAGGTGTGGACGGACAGGGGCAGGTTCAGGTGGTTCTTCGCGTCGGTGAGGCTGACCATCGCGGGCCACGGCGTCGCGGCGGCGTCCCACTCATCGTCCCAGGACGTGACCGGCGAGGTGGTGACGGCGTGGGCGGTGTACCGGCCGGGGATGGTCGTCTGGTAGGTGAGCCGGTACTGCCCGGTTACCGTGTCGGTGATGACGGGGGTGGCGGTGGTCCCGTCGGGCAGGGTGATCGTGAGGGTGACCGTGGCGGCGTGGGTGAGGACGCCCGAAGCGTCGAGAACGTCAAAGGCAATCTGGTACATCCCGCCGGCGCTGATCATGGCTTACCCCCCGTTCCAGGGCCAGAGTGACCGGATCCGGCGGCGCCAGCGGCGGCAGTCACACAGTCCGCAGTCGTCACCGGCCCGGTAGTGGGCATGCACGGACCGGCCGTGGCCGCACCGGCATGTGGCGGTCTTCACGGCGGTCCTCCCTTACTGTGCGCGGGGCTGCGGCATCTGCCCGTCCTGGGCGTGCGGGCTGGTGGTCTGCCCGGACCTGGCGGCCGGGGTGGCCAGGCTGGCGGTCCCGGACCCGGCGTGCGCGAGGGCAGACTGCCCGGCGGTCGCGGCGGGGATGGTCATGACGGCTTGCCGGGCGGTCCCGTACGTGATGGGTGCCGTGCTGGTCGCAGCGGCGGTGACCGACCCGGCGGCGGTGAGGACGGCGATAGCCCGCTGGGTGGCCAGGGCGGACAGGACCCCGGCGCCAGCCGCCGAGGCTGGGGCAGCCTGGGCGGCCTTGGCGGTGGCCGCGCCCGCCCCGGCCACGCTCGCGGTGCCGGTGATCTGCCCGGCCGCCGTGACCGACCCCGCGCCAGCCGCCGTAGCCCCGGCGATCTGGGTCGCGGCAGCGGTGACGGCACCCGCCCCGGCCGCCGTAGCCGGGGCGATCTGCGTGACGACGGCTGAGGTGGCCCCGGCCCCGGCGGCGGACGCGGTGGCGCCGGCGCCGGTGACGCTGCCCGCAGCGGTGACCGACCCGGCGGCCGCTGCTGACGCGACAGCGATCTGGGTGACGACATCAGTGACGGCCCCGGCGCCAGCCGACGTCGCGGGGGCGATCTGGGTGGCAGGTGACGGCCCCGCCAGCCCGGCGCCGGCGGCGGCGGCACCGGCGATCTGGACGGCCTTGGCCGTGACAGACCCTGCCCCGGCGGCGGACGCGATGACAGCCTGGGTGACGGCTGTCGTGACAGCGCCGGCACCCGCGGCGGTCGCGGGGACGATCTGCGTGACAGGGGCGGGACCGGCCGTCCCGGCACCCGCCGCGGCTGCCGTCGCGGCCTGGGTGACAGCCGTAGTGACAGCACCCGCGCCAGCCCCGGTCGCGGGGGCGATCTGCGTGACAACCGCGGTGACAGACCCCGCGCCGGCGACTGAGGCGGTAGACGCGCCCGACACCGACCCCGCCGCCGTGCACGCGCCCGCGGCAGCAGCGGACGCCGTAGCGATCTGCGTGACGACATCAGTGACGGCACCCGCCCCGGCCGCCGTAGCCGGGGCGATCTGCGTGACGGCCGCCGTAACAGACCCCGCGCCAGCCGCGGCGCCCGGGGCGATCTGGGTGACGACCGTAGCGGCCGACCCGGCGCCGGCGGCCGATGCGACAGCGATCTGGGTAACAGGGACTGCGGCTACCGTGCCAGCGCCAGCCGCGGCGGCCGGGGCGATCTGGACGGCCTTCGCCGTGACCGACCCCGCACCAGCCGCCGTAGCCGCCGCGATCTGCGTTCCCGCGGCGGTAGCCGCGCCCGCACCCGCCGCGGACGTCAATATGCCAGCGTCCTGCGTGACAACCGCCGTGACAGCGGCCGCGCCGGCGGCCGAGGCGGTGCCGGTGAAGGTGACCGCGCCGGCGGCGGCGCTGGAGGGCGGCGTCCAGAACGGCGTCCCGCCTGGCAGGCCCGGCAGCCGCCAGCCCGGATGCCAGCCGGGAGCGTACCGCGGGGCAGCGGTCACGGCAGCCGCAGCCGCAGCGGCACCGGCCAGCACCTCAACCGCGGCGCACGCCCAGATATCACCGGACGACTGCGCCCAGGTGAACGTAACCGACCCGCCAGCGGCCTTATCCGCCTGCCCCGCGTTGCCGATCCCCGACCCGGTAGACGCGTTGTCAACCCACCGGCTCGTCGCCGGGTTCGTCAGGACGCCGCTGCCGCACGCGCACGCCCCGGTCACCATGTTCCCGGCGGTCGTGCCGGCCAGGGTGATCGCCGGGGCGGTGCTGTTCCCGGTCGTGGGCGTCGCGGGGGTCCCGAACGCCGCCCCCACCGTAGCCCCGGCCCCCGTGTAGGAAACCGACCCGCCGATCATGTCGCCGAGGGACGAGGCCGTGTAGACGACGGTCTGCGCCCCGGACCCGACGTTAGCCCGCCCGAACAGCTGGGCGTTATTTACCGTGCCGGACAGCAGCGTCGCCGCCGACCCGCCGATGGTCAGCGAGACGGTCCCGGCCCCGCTGTAGGCGACCCCGGCGGCCACCGCGACCCCGGACGCGACGTTCGTGTGCGTCCAGGTAATGGACGTGACAACGGTGGAGAACGTGCCGCCGCCGCCAACCGGGCCTACCGCGTCGAAGGCGACGGCCACGCGCTCACCCCGTTACTGCGTGACGAGGCTCCCCGCCACAGCGATCGGAGTGCCGGCGACTGTGACCGTGGCCTGCAGCTTCCGGGATGTCCCCGGGAACAGCGGCCAGATACCCAGCGACACGGCGCCTGTGATGCCGTGACGGTCGATGTAGATACCGCCGACTGATGTCCAGGCACCCAGGTCCTGCCAGGTCGCGCCGCCATCGGCGGACTGCTGCACATCCACCTCGATCGCGGACGCGGCGGTGAGCGAGTTCAGCCCCCCGGTCACGGTCCGGTCAATCGAGAGGGTGATCTTCGTCTCGGCGTCGGCGGCGGTGTGCGGCCCGAATGTCCGCGACCCCACCGGGAGAGTGAGCAGCGGGATAGTCAGGGTCGTGGCCACGTAAAACTCCTGTCAGCCGAGGATCTCGCAGGTCAGCTCATTCGTGGTGATGGACGTCAGGCCGGTGGCGGTGGTGACCGTGGCGCCGACGAAGATGTTCTGCGTGGTGGCGGTGTTCATCCCGCCGGTGGTCTGCTGGACGGTCTGGTTAGCGGCCGACTGCGGGGTGATCACCCAGTTCCCTCCCGTCACCCAGCTGGTCACAGGGCAGAAGAACCGGCCCCGGCCGATGACCTGCCCGGTGGTCGCGTTCGCGGCCACCGACGCCGCCGAGATGGTGCCCTTGTACTCCAGTTCCCACGGCATCGTTGTGGCCACGCAGGTGATAGCCGGGCCGAGGGTCAGCGTTACCGGGGTCGCCAGGATCGTCCCGCCGACGTTGCCCATGTAGAACCCCCACGTGATCGTGGAGGCGGTGGTGGTGGCGATGTACTGGCCCCACGCGGAGATCCGCAGCCGGGTGCCCACGTCCAGCATCCCCGCCGGGATCAGGTACTGGCCGGGGGAGACGTCCAGCACCGCAGCAGTGATGGTGGACTGGACGAACGGCGCCGGGTTGCCCTCCTGCGTCGGGGCGGACCAGAACGTTGCCGGCATGCTGTCACCTCACGTCAGGGAGATCTGGATGCCCGCGGCCGCAGCCGCGCCGCCCGTGATCTGGAACGTGTTCCCGATTCCCACGACGACGGGCTGGGCGTTGAACGGCCCCCAGAACCCCCGCTGGGCCGCGTTGCCGGTCAGGTCGAACGACGCGATCGACCAGGCGGACGTGGCCGTCGCTGACTGGGTGGTGAGCGGCACGCCCACCACGATCGGGGTGCCAGTCGAGGTGGACTGTCCCAGCGACGTGAACCCGCCCGCCGCGTACCCGGTGCCGTTGGCGATCTCGGTGCCGAACGCCGCACCCGTGCTCAGCGTCGTGTTGAGCCGGAGTTTCATCGCGGTGGTGCCCAGCGGGGTGCCGATCGCGGTCCCGTTGACGCCCGCCACCCCGGTCGGCGTCAGGTAGTTCAGCAGGGTCGCGATCAGGGTGTTGTCGATGGCTGCCATTTATTACTCCTGCCCTGCGTCCGCGGACGCTTCCGTCACCGTCTGCCCGCCGGACGCGACCACGTGGCCGTCCGGGTCGAGAACCCGCCAGCCTTCCGTCTCGTCTTCCGGCTCGAACGCCAGCCCCTCAGTCATTCAGGACACCTGCCGCAGCAGCGGCACCCGGTTACCGTCCACGCCGAACTCATCCGTGAACTCATGCGTGAACGAGAGCTCCACCCGGATGATCGTCCGGCCGCCCGCGTCGACCAGGTGCCCGTCGGGGTCGAGGACCCGCCATCCCTGGTCGGGTTCCCATTCGGGCAGCACGAGCTTCGCGGTGCCGAGCAGATGCATCTAGGGCTCCTTCACTGCGGTGGCGCGGACGTCTGCCGGGGCGGGCTGGACGTCGATCACCACATCCGCCCAGCCCGCAGCCGTCAGCACCCGCTCAAGTTCGGCGGGGCGGATGTTGGCGTAATGCTCGCCGGGCAGCAGCCGGAACTCCCCGTCCACCGCCGAATGCGGCGGGCGGCCTGGCGCGGCCGTGGTGACGATGAGCCGGCCGCCCGGGGCGCATGCCGCGTACGCGGTGCGGCAGATCGCCCGCCAGTTCGCGGTGTGCTCGAACGTCTCGGCCGCGATGATCAGATCCCACTGCTGCCCGGCCGGGTCCCAGGTGGCGGCGTCAGCCACGATGTCCACGCCGTCACCCGGCCGGATGTCCAGCACCGTGCAGGCGTTCGCGTCGAAGAGCAGTTTCCTGAGGGAGCCGTTCACGTCCCGGCCCCCGATGTCCAGCACCGTCGCCCGCTCGATACCGAGCTGCAGCCGTTTGCGGAGCACCGGCGCGTACTGCTTCCTGATCCACTCCAGGGCCGCATCATGCATCGCGGCACCTCATCTGATCGCCCGCAGCTCGTTCTCGATCCGTCCCGAACGGAGATCGGCCGGGCGCCACACGCCCCAGTCGACGCCCGCTTGCCGGAGCCTGACTCCCCAGCTCTCCTGCTCGGCGGTCACGGCCCCGCTGTCGGACTTGAGCTCGCGCGTGATGAATCCGCGATTGCCGCATAGGGCCAGGTCGGGCCAGCCTCTAGCGGACCGGCGGCTGTCGAAGGTGTGATACCAGGCGACGCCAAAGAGCCTGCACATCTCAATGATGCTCGCCTGGAGGCCCCGCTCAGTCATTGCCGTGCAGGCGGCGCTCGGCCTCGCCGAGGGTGACGTTCAGGTCGCCGTTGACGGCCTTGATGAGGCTGTCGACGTAGCGGCGGCGCTTCTCGGCGCGGCCGGTGTGGCGAGCAGCGAGTTCGAGTTCTTCATCGGCCCACCTGTCGACCTCATGCAGCGGCGTGCTGTCGCCGTAGGTGTCGCGCGGGATGATGGCTTCTGTCCCGCACTCATCGCGCGGGTAGAGGCCGCCTTCTTCGTACCGGCTGTCTTCGTCGCGCCGGCTCTCTTCGGTCCCGTGCTGCTTGATGAGTTCCTCGGTGTCGAGCGGGTTGTGCGGCAGCTCGTCTTCCTCGCCGTCGTAGGGCGGAAAACTGGCGTCCAGGAGCTGATTCCAGGTCTCGAAATCCGTCAGAGCCTGACGGATTTGAGACCGCCCTGGATACGCCTTACCGCACTGGCGACGGGCACGAAGCTCGCGCTCTGTGAGCTTTCCGCCACTCGCGCGCACTATCTTCTCGATGACACCGTGCCTGAAATTTCCGTTCGGCGTGGTGACTTCCGTGTCGCACAGCATCCGCCGCCCATAGCGCCAGCGGTGGTAGATGGTGCCGTTCCCGGCCGCCGAGATCTCGCGTTCGATCCTGCCGTACTCTCCGAGCCTCATAGTCGTCTCCCTGGATCTCCCTGGATGTGGATATGAGGAAGCCCGCCACTCCAGGGAAGGATGACGGGCTCCCAGATCTTGGTGGGGCGGCTAGCTGTGCTCGGCCAGCCGCTTCTCGAACAGCGCCTTGTCGGCCTCGATGTGCCCGCGGCCCAGCGCGTATGTCTCGTCGTCGGCGGCCAGGCCCCACAGCGGGTGCAGGTGCTCGACCTTGGCGTGCGGGGCCGCTGCCCACGCGCCCCGCTGCTTCGCCGCCGTCACCAGCTCATCGTCAACAAACCAGTGCCCGTACCCCTCATGACAGACGACCCCCGGGCCGTCCCAGGAGGCGCCCTGCTCGTCGATGTAGGCGCGGCGGATCATCGGGTGCGGCGAGTGCTCCCCGGCGGTCACCCGCGGGTTGTGCAGGTCGTTCGTGCCGACCACGTCCGCACCGTCGCGGGCGGCGTGCTGCGCCTGGTCAAGCCAGCCCGGGTGGAACTTCACGTCGTCGCCGGTCAGCAGCAGCCACGGCTCGTCTGTGACCGCGTAGCCGATGTTGACCTTCTGCGCGAACGTCCCCGGACTGGGGCCGTGCCAGGTCAGGACCTGCGCCCCGGCTTCCTTCCAGGCCCGCGCCGTCTCCTCGTCGTCAGCATCGGCGACCGCGTACACCCGCGCGAGCGTGTCGGACGCCACCAGCGACGCCATGAACGGGGCTGCGTTCTGCGGCCGGCCCAGCACGGGGACGATGACCGCCGTCTCCTCCGTCGCAGGCGGCACCGGCGGGGTCAGCTGCGACAGCGCGACCTGCCCGTAGTAGTCGTCCTGCGCGAGCCACAGCGTCTTCTGGTGCGTCGTCTGCACCCCGGTGTGGACGTGGATCGGGATGTCCAGCGCCCCGGCGCGCAGGCACAGCGCCAGGTCCTCGGACAGGAGCTGCCCGGTCGTCGTGTTCGGCACCCGGTCATACCAGACGGGCCCGAATTTCTCCTGCACCCGCTCGAACACGCTGCGGTGGATCAGGACGCACGCCGAGCCGGTACCGCCGACCCGGGTCAGGGCGTCCGGCGGGTACTTCCACCGGATCACGAAGCCCATCTGCCCGTCGTCCAGGACCGCCCAGTCGAACACGGTAGGCGCGGCGCGGCACCGCCACCCGCCCATCCCGTCGGGGTCGACTTCCTGCTGGGTGAACGCCAGGCCGCCGACGATCGGGCGCTCTACGGGGTCGGCCGCGGCGAGGAGCCGGTCTATGGTGTCCGGGGCGAACCCCATGTCGGTGTCGATCCAGAACAGCCAGTCGGCCTGCCGTTCCTCGAGGAACAGCCTCACCGCGTTGTTCCGCGCGGAGGCGAGCCCGTCGGTGCCGCACTTGTACGCCACGTACCCGCCGCGCAGGATCCGCGCCTCATGCGCGAAGTCCCACCCGATCAGCTCGATGACGGAGTGGTGCCAGGAGTAGGCGACGTCCTTGCCGTTGTAGACGTACCCGACGGCGACCGCGCCCGCCCGGTCCTCCGGGGTGACCTCAGCCACGCCGCACCGCGGCCCGCTTCTCGCCCGGCCCGGCCGTCGCCTGCTCCACCGGCGGCTCGGCCAGCTCGGGCGGCGGGTCGCCGGACCACTGGACGCCGTACCGCGGGTCCGGCGAGAACGCGTCCGGCATCGCCTTCACCACCGGGTCATCAGCGGGCCAGTGCTCACCCTGGCGGATGGCCCGGTGCGCCTCCGCCACATAGGCGTTGTACTTCACGTACACGACATCCATGATCACTCCCGAGGTAGGGCCCGCGCCTAGTAGACGAAGGCGTCCAGCGTGTTCGTCACGTTCGTATTCGCGCTGTACGTCACCCGCAGGAACCGCACCGGGATCAGCGCCGGGATCAGCTTCAGCACCGTGACCGCCGATGAGATGACGAACGTGGTGATGACCAGCGTCTGCGGGGACGCCGAGTCGGCGTACTGCACCGCGAAGAAGTTCACGTTGTCCGGCGACCCCTCCACCGCGTACGTGCACGTCGGTGTCGCGCCCGCGGCCGTGGTCAGCCGCAGCAGGACAGGCCCGGTGGAGCCGCCCCGGTCCAGGACGTTCGCCGACGGGCCGTTGCCGGCCTGCGCCGATGACAGGCTCGCCGTGCTGGTGCCCGGCGCCTTGACGCCGAAGCTCCCCGGGACCAGGCTGCCCGTCGCCACGATAACCGCCATGCGTCACCCCTCCCGGGGACTGGCGGCGGCCCGGGGCACCTCGGGGAGCCCCGGGCCGCCAGTTGTCACGCGCCGGTCATCGACGCGCCCAGCGCGTTCAGCTGCGTCTCCACGCCGGCGGCCAGCGACGCCTGGCCGTTCTCGGTGAAGATCAGCCACTGCGCCATCAGGAACTGCACCGCGGCGTTGCACGAGTCACCCGCAGGCTGGTAGGTAGCCACAGGCCTGGCCCCTTCCCCCTACGTCAGGCCTCGACGCTGACGCCGAGATCCGCCAGCTTCGTGTCCAGGGCCTTCACCGCGTCCTTGTCGTCGACGCTGGCCATGATCGCCCGCTCCGCCAGCAGCTGGTGCACCAGCGGGCTGCTCGACGCGCCCGCACTGCCCAGCGGCGCCTTGCCCGCCTGCTGCTGCGGCTTGTCGGCCTGCCTCGGCTGCTCGGCCATTACGAGTTCGCCACCAGGAGGCGGAACCCGGCCGTGTTGCTCGAATCGCTGCCGATCCTCGCGTACGCAAACCAGCCGCGCTGGCCGGTCGGAGTCGCGGGCCCAGAGCCCGCCGTGACCTGCTGGAACAGCTGCGGGACGAGCTCGACGCTCATCCCCCCGTTCCGGGCCACGACGAAGTTGGAGAAGTCCCCGACAATGGCCTGGCCCTCGGCGGTGGTCGTCCACGTGGTGGTGTCGGGCATGTACGCCGACTCGTAGACGGGCCGGTTGAACAGCTGGTCCGCCCACCCTTCCGGCAGGTTGACGGTGTAGCCGTGGAACACGTTGGCCGCGCCGATCTGCCGGATCGCGTTGTTCACGCCCACGCTCATCAGCCAGGACGCGTTCCGCCGGTACTTCTGCGGCAGCGCCTTCCACACCAGGTAGGGGTCGGGGGCGCCGATGGTGCCGCCGGTGGTGACCTTCACCCGGTCCCCGGACACCGCGGAGATCGCGGTGAGGATGCCCTTCGGCTCGTTCGTGCCGGACCCGACGGTGAACTTCTGCACGAGCAGCTCGTCGTACCCCTGGGCGAGGAGCGTGCCCATTTCCGAGGCGAACCCCGGGTAGTCCATCCCGACCTCGATCGAGTAGGGGATGAACCCGCGGGCCATGTGGACCAGCACGGTCGGCTGCGCCAGGACCGGGGAGTTGTCCGTCGTCGTCGCGGCTTCAGTCTGGAATGCCCAGGTGACACCCGCGCTCGACACGCCCTTCCACTGGTTCGTGTTGACCGTGACCTGCTTGGCGATGCTCAGGAACGGATTGCCGCTTTCCTGTGCGGTCAAAATGATTGAAGGATCAATGAAAACGGGGATGCCAAAACCACCCGCCGTGGTCGTCCAGTCACCCAGCGCACGGAACTCGTACCACGCCTGGACCGCCCGGTTCTCCTCCGGCGTCAGGACCGGGTGGACGTCGGTGACCATCTTCATCCACGCGGACCGGTAGTCCTCGTTCTCGGTAACGAGGATCCGGCGGGCCATGACCGTGTCGCGGCGGAGCATCTTGTCCACCTGCGTCTTCTGCGCGTCGGACAGGTCCCCGGCGTCGCGGGAGTCCAGGACCCGCAGCGCCTTGTCCCGGGCCTCCGGGTTGGTGAGCCGCCGGGTGTCCCCGGCCGGGTCGTCGAGGCCGTACCGGATGTTCGCCATGGCCTGCTGCACCACGGCGGGACGGCGGCGGAACACCTCGGCGATCTTGGTGTGCTCGTCGAGCCGGTCCAGGATCGCGGTGCGGAGCTGCATCCCGAGGTTGAACGCGGATTCCTCGTCGTCGGACAGGTCGCGGAGCTCGCCCTCGTCGGTCTGGTGGAGCGCCTTCAGGTGCGCGTCCAGGACTTCCGCCATCTTGCGGAGCTCATCGGGGGTCCGGCCGCGGAGGTCGTCCATGCTCTCCGGCATGAACTCCTGGGGGGGGTCGGTGGTCTTGTCAGCCATGTGGCTGTCCTCTCATGCGCCAGGCGCGGTCCCGCAGGACCGCTGATCGGGTGGGTGACGTCCCGCCGTTTGCCTGGCTGGCGTCGTCTTCCTCGCCGCCGGGGGCGCTCCGCGCGCCGTCCCGCCCGGTGAAGTCATCGAGGCTCAGGCCGGCCGCCCGCACCGCGTCCTCAAACGCGGGGGCGTTCACCTGCTGAAGCCGGTGGTAGAACTCGTCGGTGCCCGACCGGACCCCGGCCGACGCGCCGGGGTTAGCGGGGAACGTCACCGGCCCGAACTCGAGCACCTTCATCCGGGTGATCGTCCGCTCCGGGATCCCGTCCGGGTTCGCATCGGACTTGGCGGGCTCGTCATCCCACTCATCGGCGGTGACCCTCATCCGCATCGACGCCCCGTACACGCCTGCCTTCAGCCCCGGCAGCAGGTCCCGGTTGTAGGACGTGTCGAACAGCGGCACCTCATAATGCGGGCCGTCGGACTTTTCCTCGAGCGTGTCGATCGGGCCCAGCACCTTGTTGCCGATCTGGGCGTCCATCCCGTGATCGAACAGGACCCGCATCCCGTCCCGGTTGTCGCGGATCGTGTCGGCGGTCGCGCCCTCGGCGACACGCTCCATGAAGTCGCCCTCATACCGGGATGACACCTTGTACCAGCGGCCGGTCTCGCTGAACCGGCCGGTCAGCGTCCCCAGCGACCCGTCCGGCGGCGGCTCGTCCGCGGCGCGGAGTTCCAGGTCGCCGCCGGAGCGGACCACATCCAGGTCCGGCGCGAAGTGGGCGGCGTTCGACTGGCTGACGGTGATGCCGAACTTCTTGCACGCCGCGATGATCCGCGCCTTCACCGACGCGAGGGTCACGCCGTTCAGCGGGTACTGGGAGGCGTTCTTCGGCATCGAGATATACGAGAGGGCCGCTTTGGCGTGGGCGGCCGTGTCGATGGGGTACTTGCCGTTCTTCGGGTCGGCGTAGGTCACGTTGCCGTAGGGCTTGCTGTCAGCCATCGCCTGTTCCTCCTGCGCCGTTAGCTGCCGGTACCGCCGGCGGGGGCGGCTTCGGCTTAGCCGGGGGCACCGTGCCATTACCTGGCGGCAGCGCCGCGGGGGCCCCGCCCGGCAGCACCGTCCCCGGCGGCTGAAGCTGAACGCTGATCAAACCCGTGTGCCGCAAGAGCGAGACGTCCTGCCCGCGGACCGCCGCGATAGCCGACTCCGCGGTAAACCCCTCCCGCAGGTAACTGTTGATCGTCGACGCCTTCACCGCCTCGATATCAGCGGCATCCTTCGCGTCCTCACGCAAAATGGGCATGTCGGCCGGGTCGAACCACAGTTCCGCGTCAGCCGGGACGGTCACCACCGCGGCCAGGGAGTTCGCCAGGTCCTGCAATGTCGGGTACACCCACGTGTCGGCGAAGTTCCGCCGCGCCGCGGAGAAGTTACCGGCATTCAGTGAACTGCCGCTCAGCCCCTCAGATATGCCCAAGAGCGCCGCCGGGACCCGCGACAGCACCGACAGCCGCGTCTCGTTCGTCCCCTGAACCGCCTTCAGGTCCAGCTCCGCCATATTGCTGCCGATCACGCTGGCATCCGCGCCCGCCGTCAGGTACAGGGTGCGATAGGCGTTGGATACGCCCGCGTGGCGTTCCTCCATGTCGTTCACCAGCTGCTCGAACACCGGCCGGTCTAGCGCCGGGATCCCCTTCACCACCAGGTTCGGCGTCGCCCCGTTCTCGAAGAAACGGATCTTGTGCTCGCTCGCGAGCCGGTCACCCTGCATTTCGCGGATCGCCGGGGTCAGCCACGACATCCCGAGACCCGTCATCTCCGGGTCAGGCAGCGGAGCCCAGTGGGCAACGTCTTTCGGCAGCAGGAACTCGGGTTTCCCCACCCCGATGCCCCGGTTCGCGTACACGTAGCCGAGCAGCTCCGCATCCAAAGCCCCCGACGGCCACTCCGGCTCCGACTGCGACCCGTAGATGATCGCGGTCCAGTCGGGGCGCAGCAGCCGCAGCCGCTGCGCCTGCCGGTACACGAACGCGTTCCCCGCCAGCCCGGCATGCCACTCCGCCCGGCTGACCAGCTCCCCGGTCGTCCCGTTCGTCCACGGCCTCTCGAGCAGCCCCAGGTCGGGGTTGCCGAACGTCCGCCGCGGCTTCGTCGGGTGCCACGGCGGGTTCCTGAACGTAAACCGGGCCTGGGACAGGACCAGGGCGCGGACCATCTGCGCGGCGAACGCCGGCGGGCAGGATTGCAGCGCCGCACGGTACCCCGGGAGGCTGTTCGCGATCTCCGCCGCCCGGTTCCCCGCTAGGGACTGCTGACCCAGCCCGAACGGGTAGCTCGAGTTCCCGTAGGTGAACTGGCCGCCCGACGGGATCAGGAAATCACTGATCCACGTGTCGATCGAGTACCGGGACTCGTCACCCCGGCCGCGGCGTGCGGCGCGGGCGTTTACCCGGTCGAGGACGCCCATAGATGGCCTCCCTCGACCGTTTTAGGGTGCTTCCTGCCCGGTGCGGGCCTGCTGCCAGCCTTCAATGACCGCGGAACCGCACCAGGCGGCGGCGAGCCACGCGACCGCGCAGAGTTTGAATGCGAGCCAGCCGAGGGCGAACAGGACCGCGGCGATCGCGGTGAGCAGCACGCGGCCGGGATGCGCCCGCCTCGCCCGCGCCTCGATGCGGTCCAGGGGGATGCGCTCAGTGACAGACGTCAATGTGAGACCTTCCTAAGCGCCACGATCCGAAAAACGGTGCTGGCGGGGTCGTCCCGTGGGTCATGAACCCGTGCCGGGCCAGGGTGACCGCCTCGAGCGGGCCTATATCGGCCTTGGCACCCCGCCACGACCACGCCCACGCATCGGCCAGCGGCCGCGTCCGCGCACCCGCCACAGCCTTATCCAGGGGCTCCTGGCCAAGGTGACGCCACCGGTCGTTGCCCACGTCCTGCACCAGCGCCCCGCAGCCCTGGGCGTACTCCCGCGCCCCCACGACCTGCAGCCGCCGCTTCCCCGGCGGCGGGTCCTTCCCCGGCGCCACCACCGCGAACCCGCGCTCGAGCAGCTCCTTGCCGAACGCGGCAGCCGCGCCGGCCCCGTTCATCACCAGCACGCACGCGTCATGCCGGCCGGCCAGCTCCACCAGCCGGTCCACCAGCCCCGCCGTCCCCGCCCGGGGCGGCTCCGTCAGCTCACCATGCCCCAGCCCGTCAGCCCGCCGCCCGGACACGGCGATCGACGTGGCACCCGCCCACGGCGACTCATCCGACGCCACCGCGAACGCCAGCGCCACCGGCCCGCTGATCTGCGACGACGGGTCGGCGCGGGCCGCCCACCCGCCTGACATCATGCTCGCCCGCTGCCCCGACCGGTCCGGGACGTTCCCGTACGCCCGCGCGAACTCCGCCGGCTCCATCGACGCCCGCTCACTGCGGATCGCGTCCATCGTGATCGTGTGCCGCCACTTCCCCCCGCCGCAGCGGCACGGCGGAGCCGGGCACAACGCCGGCATGAACCCGAAATACGAATCCTCATCAGCCGGATCCCACCCGTCCGGCGCCGAATACTCGATATACGCGATCCCGCTCCCCGAATCCGCCTGCACAGCCGCCCGGCCCAGCTCCATGTACCGGTCCAGGACCACCGACGCGTCCGTCCCCGCCGTCGAGCACATCAGCACCTGCGCATCCGCGATCGTCAGCATCGACGGCCCCAGCCCCTGCTCCCGCCGGCTGTCCTGGTCATGCCAGATCTCATCCAGCACCGCCTGATGCAGCGTCTTGGAATGCCCCGACGATGACGAGGTGGACAGCAGCCGGATCAGCGACCCGTTCGTGAACTTGATGTACTCGTTCCCCATGCCCTCGTAAATCCGGGCTGTCAGGCCCGCACCCGGTTTCAGCGCCCGGGACCGGCGGATCAGCGGGAAAATCTCGTCCATCCACTTGTCCCGCGCGTCCTTACCCGACTGCGCGGTGAACACCGACCGCTGCGGCTGCGCCCACCGCGGAGACAGGCACCGGTCCAGCTGCCACGACACGTACAGCGTGGTCTTCCCCTGCTGCCTGGGTACCGTGATGATCACCTTGCGGTACGCCGGAAGGCCAGTCTCGTCGTCGATCTCGCAGCCGACCATCGCCGCATCACCCTGCCACGGCATGAACGGCTGCCCGAGCTTGGCCGCGATCTTCGCCAGCTCACCGCCGAACGACTCCCGGCCGGTGCGCCTAGTCGCCCACTTCGGCGAACAGGTCGGCAAGAGCCGAGTCGACGGAGCCGTGATCGTCATCCGCCGTCAGCTCCCTCAGCGCCTCCCGGTACTGCCGCCACAGCGCCGCGTTCACCGGGTCGCCGTCCAGCGCGGCGGCCATCGACCGGACCGCCTGCACGGCCGCCGCGTCGATCTTCCCGATGCGCTCCTGGCGGCGCAGCTCCTTCAGCGTCTGCTCGAGCTGACCCCGGTTCGTGGTCCTCACACGACGGCCCCTGATCGCTTGGGATTGCCCCGGCGGCCGGCTTCACTGCGGTTGCACAAGGCGTGCTCTAGCCCGGTCCAGCCCGACCTGTCAGCGGTATGACCGAGGTCCATCATGGACGACGGTCCCCACATCGGCAGGCCGCAGCGGGCACACGGGTCGCCTGGCTGCCACAACATAAGGAGGCGTTGCCGCTCGGCCTGGTGACGTGCGCCATAACCGCGGGCTACCGTCTTGGCTTTCTTGCCGTACGACCTCTTCCGCTTTACCCGGATATACGGAGGCCGCGCGCCGTTCTTCCACGCCCACGCGCAAGAGGCCGAGCAGAATCGCTGCTGCGGCAGGGAGTCCGCTCTCACGCCGGGAGTGTAGATCCTCTCGCACAACTCACAGGATCTCGGCTGGGGCTGTGGCCGCATCTCTCGCCGGCACGGCTGACACACAGGCTCCGCAGCCGAGGTTGGGCAGAGCTGAATGGTCTTCCCGCACCGCGAGCAGGTGCCGCGCCTGCTCGGCGCGATATAGCCAGGCGGCAGCGGCGTCTCGCGGTCCGATGGATTGCACCTGCAGCACAGGACTCTTCCCTCGTTGCTGGTCGCAGCACCGCACGACTCGCAGACTCCGCGCATGAAACCTCCTGGAGATGGCGGCAGCGCCCGCTCTCCAGGAGACGAGCGCCGCCTAACCCGCGGTGATCAACCGCGGACTGTCACGTCAAGTTTACTCGCACCCCGAAAATCTACCGGCGAGTAAATATCGAGATGACCGTGTGGGTCATGTGGTCACACTGTGACGTCGTGACCCCGCCCCCCTACCCGCCTGACCTGCGGCGATGCCTGCTTGGGGTGGTTGGGCTGACCATCGACCATCCGGCGGGTGGTCAGCCGTGGCGGGTGGTCAGCCGTCGCGGTCTGGCTTTGACCGTTCGTGATCTTGAATCGTTCATGATCATGATCATGATCTGTTAATGATCATGCATGACTATGCATGCATGGCTTGTGATGGTTACTGCCTCGCCATTACCTGCGGCCTGGTCACCATGCGCGTGATGTCTGCCATGGCCGCTGCCTGCCTTGCATGCGGGAGCGCCTGCCACCGTCGGCGTCATTGCAGAGGGCGTGTTCGGGGCCGGTCCATGCGGTGCGGTCGGGTGTGTGGCCGAGGTGCCATGGTGTGCCTGGCTGGATCCAGCGGGTGGGGTGGAGGCAGATGGCGGCGTGGCAGATGGCCTGGCCTGCGTCTACGGTGGGTTTCCACTGGGCTCTGAGGCGTGCGTGGGGGCCGCCGTATCCCCGGGCTGCTGTCTTGCCCCGGGGTACGCGCATGGTCACCACTTCCGGGGCTGGACGACCGCGACGCTGCACGTCCAGCTCAACGGGGCTTCGGCGGCCCAGTGCGGGCCTTTATGCCCGGCCGTCAGGGTGCATGTGAACGGCGGGCCCCCGGTGTATCGGATGGTCGCACTGCATCCGGCCATGGTCAGTGGATGCCGAAGTGGGTGTGCTCGACGATGATCACGGCGATGAGCAGGATGACGAGGATGGCGATGAGGAAGATCAGCCAGCGCGGCATCGGTCGTCGCCTCCCATGGTCAGTCTCCGGTCAGGTAGTGGATCTCGTTGGACGCTTCCTGGTACGCGTCGAGCGCCTCAGCTGCTTTGATGCGGTCGCGGTGCGGCTGGCGTGCCCAGTCGGACAGGGATGCGCACCGCTGACCGGCCAGTTGGCCGCAGTGGGGGCAGGCCACGGTTAGCGGGTCAGCCATGGGTCAGGGTGCTGGGGGGCCGGGGATGCGGATCTCAGCGATGAACAGGTCGCCGTCGACGCGGAGTTCGACTATGGCACCGTTGAGGTCGATGTCCGCGGGTGCGTTCTCGATCATGAGGCCGTGGACGGTGAGCATCGGGCGGTTCCTTCCGTTTCCGGGCAGGCTACCGCGCGGACTTTCAGTGTTGCACAGTTCGGCGCGTGTTCCCACCATGGTGGTCGATGAGGGCGGCGATGAGTTCGGCTTCTTCAACGTCGTAGAGGGCTCTGTGGTGTTTGCCGGTGCCTCTGCGTGGCATGAGGTCGGGGTAGCGGAACGCCCAGGTGCGGATGGTGGCGGGTTTGCGTTTGAGCATGTAGGCGATGGCCTGGGTGTCGGCCAGGTGCGGCATGGCGTCTATGGTGCCGCAGGCGGCTCATGGTGCGGGAATCGTTCATGCGGCATCGTCATCATTGAACAGGTCAAACGTGGTCGGCGTGACCGGCATGGCCACCTCCGGCGCTGGGGCGGTCTCGCCGAGGGTTGACTGCGAGAGACGCCGCACGGCGACCTCGCAATAGCGTTCCTCAAGCTCAACGCCGAGAGCACGGCGGCCGAGGTTCCGCGCCGCGACGAGGGTTGACCCCGACCCGGCGAAGGGGTCAAGGATCAGCGCCCCGGCAGGAGTCGTCTCGGCCAAGCGTTCCAGTAGCGGCACCGGCTTCTCCGCCTCGTGGTTCTCGTGGGCGAGGTACGGCCAGCGGCAGCGGATGACGTTGCCCATGTCGCGCTTGCCTTTCCATTCGAACTTAGGCCCCCGGATGAAAGCGATCAGTTCGTGGGACGCGCGGAACGGTGAGCCCATGCCGATCGACTCACGGTCCCAGACAAGGCACTGGGAGACGTACCAGCCCGCGCCAGCGGCCAGGAATGCGCGTTCGACCAGTGCGACCGTGCGGTAGTCGGTGAAGATGAATCCGTGCCCGTCGGGCCTAGTCCGGTCGGTGATTCTCTTCGCTGCGGCGTTGAACCAGTGCAGCCAGAACTGATCGGAGCCGACTAGGTCGGCTTGGCTGTTCATGCGGCCGGTGTGCAGAGCGCCAGCGCGGGAGTATGGCGGATCGGCGATGAATGCATCGGCCAGGGCCGGAATCGGCGTTTCCAGCATGTCGCCGTGGTAGAGGGTCACGCGCTCGTCGGCGTAGTACGGATCGGTCACGGCGTTCCCCTGATTACGGTCCAGCTCGCGCCGCGGATCACACGACTTATCGTGGTCTGGGTGACGCCGAACTCGCGGGCCAGCGCATCCTGAAGTTCACCCGCCGCATAGCGGACGCGGATAGCGGCGACGGCCTTATTGGTGAGCTTCGCCTGCGCGTTAGCGCCGCCACGGGTGTCCACACCATCGCGTATCTGGTCGTGAATGTTCTCACGTGGCGTGCCGTAGGAGAGGTTGACGAGCCGGTTGTCGAGCGTCCGGCCCGGACCATGGCGGGTCTGCATGCCGGGCGGCAGCGGGCCGATGAACGCCTCGCCGACTAGCCGGTGAACCTTGTAGCGCTTGACTATCCCGTCACGGCATAGCTTGACGGTGAGATAACCCACGCCTCTTCCGGTAATCCCGCTGTATCCCCTGAGGCATTGGGCGATGATGCGGCTCGTGCGGACATTGCGGACTCGGCCGAGATCGGAGACTTCGTAAAAGCCCTCATAGCCGGCGATCGGCTTCCAGGACTCGGGGGTAGCATCAGGCACGCTGCACCTCTTACCAGGTGTGGCCACGCCCCGGGGCCGGTCGCACGGTCGCCGGGGCCTATTCGTACATTTTACCGTATTCACTACGCTGCCTCGCCTGCTGCTTGTTTCAGCAGACGGCCTAGCATTGGCCATTGCGCCGGGCCCCATGACGCCCCGCACGTGTCCGACGTGCAGTAGATCAGGCCGGAGTCCACCCACTGCACCCACGGCCCGTCCGGGCCGGTGCGGAGGAACCCGTCGCGGCCGGCCATGAACAGCATCACCGCGCCGTACTGGTGGCATTCGGGGCGGCTGTCAGCCCACGGGCAGGGATAGCCGACTGGGACGTCTGGTTTGCGGAGGCCGAGGGCGCGTTTGACCATGCGGAGCCATCCGCCCGCCTGCCAGGTGAGGTGCTGTTCGGCGTTGATGTGGCCGAGGTCGTGCATGCGGGAGGCGAGTCTGGGGAGCTGGCGGAGGCAGCCGTCGGTGTCCCTATGCCGCCATGGTTCGCTGATGTCGGCGCAGGCCCTGGCGACGGCGGCGGGGACATCCTGGTCGAGGGTGATGATGGCGGCGAGTACGTCGGGGTTGACGACGGCTGCGGCTGTCCAGGTGCGTGCTGCGGGGCCGTCGGTGCTGGTGGTGTCGCGGGCGAGGGCGGCGGCGAGGGCATGCCAGAGGCCGGCGAGCTCGGCGACCGTATCAGCGATGTCCGTCATGGTGGCGGCTCCTGATGCAGCAGGGCATCGATGGTGGTGCCGTACGCCTGCGCTAGGGCGATGGCGGTGGACAGGTAGCAGCCGCCTCCGTGCTCGGTGCGGTTGATGGTGGCGATGCCGAGACCGGTCCGCAGGGCGGCTTCCTCCTGGGACCAGCCGCGGCTGGTGCGGTGGCGGGTGAGGTTGGATCCGAACGCGGCAACCGGGCCGGCGGTCACGGCGGCGGTTGCGGGGGGTCGGCGAACAGCGCGCGGCGCGTCTCGGCGATTGCCCGTTTGAGCGACGCCGGGTAGGCCGGCACCGCCACCGCGTCATCCTCACCGTCGTCAGGGCAGACATCGGCGCGTTCGAACAGCGCCTCCTGGCCCGGTGCCGGGGTCACGCGGGGGCGGCTTTCCACTGCGTGCCGTCGTCGCTGCGGATCACGTCGCCGAGGGTTTCGAGTTCCTCGAGGCAGGAGATGACGGTGCGGCCGCGGCCCCAGAACGAGACCCGCCAGGGCTGCGGTTCGCAGGCGTACTGCTCGGCGATGACGCGGGCGAGTTCGACGGGGGTGAACCACAGGCGGGGGTATTTCTGGGTGTGCTGCCAGAGCCAGATTTTGATGGCGTCGCGGAGGGCTGTGCGGTCGGGTCGTTTTCCTCCGGTGTGGGCGAGTAGGGGGCGGTCGCAGATGCAGGCGCGGCTCATGTCGTTCTCCTTATGGCGGGCTTCCGGCGGCGGGCAGCGGTGGCGGGTAGCGGGGGCGGGCGAGGTTGGGTCCGAGCGCGGCGGCGGGATCGGACGGAGTTCCTGTTACTTTGTTTCGTTTAATCGGGCTCATGTGGCCCCCGTCCGAAGATCACGAAGCACTCGCCGCCCGTGCAGGCTTCGATGGCCTGCTGCATGGTGCCCTTGGCGTTGTCGCGGCAGGAGAGCCGGCGCATGCCTTCGCACATGGTCCTGAACGGGCAGCCGGTCATGTGCCGCTCCCGGATCCGGCGCCAGGTAGCGGCGGCGTCTCGGTGGGAGTGGCCGTGGGCGGCTCTGACGTGGCCGTGGGCGGCGCTGGCGGGGTGGGCGTGGGGGTCGGTGTGGGTGAAACGCTCACCGTCGTCCTGGGCGTCGTCCAGGGGGGTGAAGGTGCGTGTGTTCTCGGCGGGTGGCGGGTGCGGACGGGAACCGCCGACACCGGTCCCACAGACGCCGGCACCATGGCCGACCGGTGCGGGGCCGGGGACGGATGCCACTTCGGCACCGCAGACGCTGACGGGGACACCGCAGCCGGGACCATGACCGGGGTGCCGCCGAACACCGCCTCCGCACCCGTGTACCCCACCCAGCCTGCGGCGACCAGCAGCCCGGCGAGGATGACGGTGAGGCGGATCGCCTCCCACGCCATCACGCGGCAGCCCTCCAGCAGCCCCACTCGTCACGCGGCTGGTGATTTTTCCGGTACCGGTGACCCCACAGCGCCATTTCCCCGCAGCCGCACGCGCACGGCTGGGTGATCATGGCGAGCCGGGCATTCGACGCCCTGTATGAACGCGCGACCGCGGGAGCTGACCGGCACGGCCCGTTGTGTCCCTCCGGTCGTCCGCAGGCTTCGTAGCGGCGCATGGGCTTACCGCAGCGGGGCGCCATCACGCCGCGTCCTTAGGCTCGTACTCAGCAGCGATGACACCACGGATGGTTTCCCGGTCCGGCCGCCGGTCAGGTGCCGACGGACCGGCGTGGCTCCCGCACGGGGCCTGGTCCCACTCGTAGACGGTGACGTGGCAATGCGGGCACTTGCGGCACTGCCGCAGCTGCTTGCGGGCAGCCGGATGGCATTGCTGGCAGCGGCTAACCGAGTCGCCGTGGTCGATGAGGCGGGTCTTCTCGTCGCAGAACCCGCACCATGGCGGCCGGCCGTCGTCGATGGCGGCGTTCGGGCAGTTGGCCTCGATGTGGCCTTCGGCGCGGCAGCCAAAGCAAATCATTTCAAATCCGGCTTTCCTGGGACAGTTACCGTCAGATCGGACATTTCGCTTCCAAGATCAAAAACAGGTGCTTGCACCCGTCGTTCCGTCAGGAACGGGTTGTATCTGCCTCTGCCTCTGCCTCTGTTGGAGTTTTGTTGAACGACTCGTGCGACGAACCGTTCAACGACTCGTTGCCGTTTTGCTCAACGAGCCGTAGCGGCGAAGCACGTGCTGCGGCCCGCGCGGCGGCACTGCGCTTGCCCGCTTCGGAGCGTTGCGCGCGTTTCTCGTCGACTTCGGCGCGTGACCTCTGGTGACCATCCGGCCCGGTGTAGTCGTGCATCTGGTAGCCGCCGGTCACCCGTTCCGCGAACCCGTGCTCGTAGCCCGGCGGAACGCGCAGGAGCTGATCGCGGGCTACCTGGGTGCCGAACGTTTTCCACTTGGCGTCGCGGATGAACCCGTCGTTGAGTTGCCGGCCGCACCAGCACCACATCTCGATCAGGGTGCGGAATGCCTTGTCGGACAGGTCGTCGGTCTTTTCGTGGTCGGGGAGGTCTACGTCGACGCGGATGTAGTTCCAGTTGGGGCGTGCCACTTAGCCTCCGTCCTGTCCCCTCGGTTAGCGGATTTCAACGGCTGCGGCTGCTTCTTCGGCGGCGTGGTGGTCGGCGATGCTGACGAGCTCGTCGAGGACGTCGCGGCTTACGGGGGCGCCGTAGAAGCGGAGGGTGCAGCTGATGGCGGCGCGGAGCTGGTCGATGGTCACGTGGCATCACCTGGTGGGGGTTTGCGGATCATGCCGGGGCCGGTCCGCCTGGGTGCCCGGGTGAATCGTCCGCGTCTGAGGGCGGCGTTCCAGTCGGACTGGGCGGCTTTGGCTGCCTTGCGCCATGCCTGGCCGGCTAGGGCTGCACCGTCCGCATCAAGCGCAGCCCTAGCCGGGGTCTGGGTCCCCTCCGGCGCGGGGGTCTTGGGAGACGGCACCGGAGGGGACGTTCGGGTGGCCGGCCCTGCCGGGGGGGTGGCAGGGCCGGCCGGTGACCCCGCACCAGCCCGGAGGGCTGCGGTGCGGGCAGCGCGGACGGGGGGGGTGTCGTCCGCGCGGTCTTCGGGGGTGCTCACCGCGCGTACCGGCCCATGGCGGCGATGAGCGTGGCGGCACTCTTGCGGCGGCCGGGTGCCTGGAATGGCGGGGCCGGGCGGCCGCAGGGATCCCACTCCGGGTCGACGGGGCCGCGGCACCAGGCGGGCTGCCACTCGGGGTCGGCGACGCGGAGCCCGGCGAGGGGGTGGCCGCGGGGTATGCCGGGTCGCGGGGGACGCTCACCGCGCAGGAACATGCTCACCGGCCTGGCCTCTGGTAGTTGGTGATGGTGCGCCTGCACCCGTCCGGGGTGATGTCGGGCCGGCCGTGCTCGTAGGGGATGAATCCGCATGCCTCGAGGACGGTGGCCATGGCGGCGGCGTCGGCGGCGTGGGCTTGCGGGTCGGGGCAGACCTCATGCCAGCCGCCGGACCGGCACGGGAGGCGGCGGTGGTCGTGGCGGTTGGCGAGCCGCCGGATCATCAGCTCACCCAGGGCGTCCTCTTCCGCTTTCCGGCGGCGTTCTGCTTCCTCCCGGCGGCGGGCCGCTTCGCCGATGGCTCCGGCTAGCTGCTGCAGCACAAGGGGGATGTGCTCGTCGCTGTTGGTGAGGTCGGGGCGGATGGTCACGGTGTCCTCTCCCCGGCGGTGCGGGTCCAGTCGATGTCGTGGGCGGCGCAGAACATGGCGTCGCGGCGGTCCCGCTCGCGTGTGTGGCGGCGGTCGCGGAGCTTGGTGAGGCCGTAGCCGGCGGCGGCTGCGACGGCGATGGCGGTGAGTTCCCAGCACAGAACCCATGCGGGGCTTGTCGCGTTCACGGGGTTGCCTCCGCCCCGGCGGCTTCGAGGATGGCCACGCCGAGGGCGGCGGCCTCGGCGAGCGCGTACCGGATGTTGAGGACCGCCGCGAGCCACCCGAAGTCGTCGTCGGGGATGGTGACGTACGCGGGCCCGCTATTGCTCATCGCCGCCGCCGTCATCCTCGGCTGTGGCCATCAGCTCGATCAGGAACTCGCGGGGCTGCTCGTCGTGCTGCTCGGCGGTTTCCTGCCAGCTGGCCAGCGTGTCGAGGACGGCCATCGCCTCGTTCAGGCTCATGTCCTTGGTTGAGCTGATGGCGCGCTGCGTGATGTAGGAGCAGACGGCGCGGGCCTGGTCTTTCTCGTCCTTGCCGAACTTGAACACGGTGGTGAGGATTGTCCAGATGGCGCCGATCTGCGGCGTGGTGGCCGTGCCGGGGTCGTCCGGTCCGTCCGCGGCCTGGGGGAGGTCTTCCACGGCGACGGACTTAGCGGTCTTGAGAAGCTTCTGGCGCTGCCTGACCTTGTTCTGCACGTGGTCCTTCTGCTTGCCGTTGCACAGGCCGTTCCTGTAGGCATCGAAGGCGCCGACGTAGATCGCGTCCCCGGCCTCCTTGTCGGTGAACGTGAAGGCTGCTTCGAGGGCCTGCTCGTAGTAGGTGCTGCCGTCGTCGGCCACGGGATCGCGGTCGTCGTCGTCTTCCTGGCTGAATAGGCCGCCGGCGGCGGTGGCCACGATGGCGGCGCCGACGAGGGCGCGTTTCTGGCTCATCTTGATGACGGTGTTCCAGGGCGCTTTGTATTCGCCGAGGAACTTCCACTTGTTCGGGTTGGCCACGCGCTTGTCCTTCTCGGCCCAGTAGCGCTCCTTGGCCTCGGCGTCGGCCTGCGCCTGCTCGGCGGCCTTGTAGAACTTCGCCTCGTCGAACCCTGCGTAGCCTTCGCAGGTCGCAACCTCGGCGGTGTGACCGTCACCGAGCCGCTTGACGACGGTGCACCGGTAGGTGGCGCCTTGCTTGCGGCCCTCGTCGTCGCGGTCGATGTCGAGGCAGTGCATGGTGTAGGCCAGGCCGAACCACTGGAGTAGCTTTTCCGCGCCGGGCTTCTTTAGCGTCTTGGTGTCGTCGCCGGTGCCGGGGGTGGTGCCGTAGTCGACGCCCTCGCGCAGGACGGCGCGGGTGCAGGCGCGTACCTGGTCATCCAGGGCCTTGGCCTGCTCGGGTGTCATGACGATCCCGGCCTGGTACTGGCCGGGCTGGGCGGTCTGGTAGACGGTGAGTTCGGCGTCTGTGGCGGTCATGCTGTCCCCCTGGTGGTGGTGGTTTCGCCGCGGAGTACGGAGATGATCCAGTGGTCGCCGGTGATGCGGCGGATGAGCGCTGCGGCGCCGTCGAATGCGTCGGCTGCGGCGAGGTCGGCGGCCCGGTCGGGGCACGGGCCGTGGCGGGTGCAGTCGCGGCAGGGGCGGTGGCTGCTGCGGCGGTTGTCGGCGGCTTCGCCGAGCCCGTCGAGGATGATGGCGCGGAGCGCGGTCATGCGGCCCTCCGCCGCTGCCCGCCGCGGCGCAGCCGGAGCGGCGGCTCGTGCCGCCACACGGGCGCCCGGTGCCCCGCCCGCCACCGCGACGGGTCGAACTCGCCGCCGAGCCGGTGCGGCCCCAGGATCTTCCTGGCCCGCCGGTCGAACGAGCGGAGCAGATCGGGGTAGTCGTGGGATGTCAGCATCACGTCAACCGCCAGGCCGGCGGAGACGCCGGGCCCGCCGCAGGCCGGCTGTTCCGCCGGCGCGTCCGGGGTGCGGACCTCCAGGGTGCGGTGCAGCGACAGCCATCCAGGGTCCTGCTGGCAGCCGGGGCATGTCCAGATCCACCGGGAGTCGTACACCCATCCGGCCTGGTAGGCGAGCCCCCGTAGCCGCTCGAGGGGGAGTTCCCAGCAGAACAGGCCGGGGTCCTCGCCTGTGAACGCGGTGCCGCAGTGGCCGCAGGCGTCGATGCCCCAGCCGGGGAATGCGGGGTCGGCTAGTACGGAGGCGAAGACGGTGGGCTGCCTGGTGCCGGGGATGAACCGGCCGCCGGGCAGGGTGGGGGGCTGGGCGGCGCTGTTGCTCTCGGCGTAGGTCGCGCTCATCATGCGGCCACGTCCTGCCACATGCTGGCCAGCGGGTTCGCTGTCGCGGCGGCGAGCGCGAGCGTGGCATGCACCAGGGCGGCGGCGATCATTCCGTCGCTGCGCCGAGGGTCGCTGTGGCCGACGTGGTTGGCCTCATCGATCAGCCGTTCAGCCTCGCGGTAGTTCTCTGGGCCTGTCATTACGCTGCTGCCTTCCGGGCGGGGGTGGTGTGCTTTTCCAGGGTCGCCGGGCCGAACCGGCGGGCTGCGCACAAGAGGCCGTCCTGCCATACGGCGGGGACGCCGAGTTCGATCGCGGTCATCTTGACGTCGTGTTCCCGGTCGGCGGGGTCGTCGCCGTGGTTGTCGATGTTGAAGACGATGTGGTCGGGGAGGGGTGCGCGGGGGTGGGTTTCGTAGAAGGCGCCGATGTTGGCGAGCAGCGCGAAGAATTCGGCGCGGCGTGCGGGGCTGGTGGCGTACTGGTACTGGCCGGCGGGTGTGAGGTTGCCGTTCATTGCGTGTCCCTTGGTAAAGTTGTGGTGCGTGTTCCGGCGGGCCCCCTGTTGCGGGGCCCGCCTTTTTGCCGTCTAGGCGGCGCGTTTGCGCTCGAGCACGACGACGGGGCAGTTGAGCGCGGCAGCGAGGCGGAGCAGCATCGCGGGGGTGGCGTTGCGGCCGCCGCTTTCGATCAGGCTTATGAGCGCTTCGGAGACGCCGAGACGCCGCGCGAGCTCGGTCTGGGTGAGCCCGGCTTTCTCGCGGGCGTATGTCACCGCCTCGGGCTCATGGTTCAGGGGCTGGTTCGGCTTTCCCATGCCACGCACCCTACTGTGAAGGTGCGTAAAGCGCAAGCACCTTCGCGCACCTTCACGGCACGGGCTGGTCAGGCTGCGGCTCGGGGGCTTCCTCAAGGGCGCGCTCGACGGTGAGGGCGAACCAGTTCGACAGGCTCCGCCGGTCGGCGGCAGCTGCCTTCTTCGCCTTGTCGCGGAGTTCTTCGCTGATGCGGAAGTGAGCCCAGGTGGTCGCCACGGGACCAACTCTAGTGTGTTCACGCACCTTCCCAGCACCTTCGCGGCACTGTACGCTCACACTGTGAGCGGACTCCTGTCACAAGTAGACACGCATGTGAAGCTGTGTGAAGGTAGGGACATGGACACACGCCCTGAACCGCCCCCCGAGGGGAGGCTCATTGAAGCCGCCACCAGGCTCCTGGACATCTCCATCCGCGAGGCGGCACGCCGCGCGGGCATCAGCTACGGCCGGTGGCGGCAGATCGTCAAGGGCTACCAGAACGTCAGCCCTGGCGAGTACGCGGCGGTCAGGAACGCGCCGGCCGCGACGATCGCTAAGATGGCCCGAGCCGCCGGCGTGACACCCGCCCAGCTCGCGGCGGAGGGGTGCCGTCCCGACGCCGCCGCGGTCCTGGCTGATCTTCTCGCGGCGGATGACGAGCCCACGCTGGCCGGCATCCTCCCCGCGCCCGCTGCGACGGACCCCCTCACCGTCCGCATCGGGCAGGCTATCGCCGACGAGATGACCAGGATCCGGGGCGAGGAAGTCGCCGTAAGGCTGACCGAGATCGCCGCGGAGATCCGCGACTACATCGCCGCCCGCCGCGAAGATGGCATCCCCGAACGTGAGATCTTCGAGGACAAGTTTGAGAGGAATCTATGGCTCACCGAGCTCACGCCGGAAGACCAGCGGGTCCTGGCCATCGCCGCACTGCGGTCGGTCAGGCCCCGCCGCCCGAATAGCGACACCAGCCCGCCGCCGCCGATAGAGCTAGCGGGCTAGCAGCCTGGGGGGCTGTTGCTTCACCAAGGGGACTGCTGGCCTGGCGACCCGTTCCGCTGACCGGCCTGAGAGATGCCCGGGACCCCGGCGTCTCACGTCACAGGGAACACGGAAGGGTGTGGGTGTCGTGCCGGATATGCCGGTTGAGCGGCATGGGCAGGACCGCGAGCAGGATGTCATCAGGCAGCTGCGTGCCCGGCTGGATGAGTGCGAGCAGGAGCGTGCCAGCAGGGCTGCGGCGACGGAGCGGGAGCTGGCCGGGCTCCGCACGCAGGTGCAGTTGCTGAAGGGCCGGGTCTCGGAGATGCTGGCGTTGCTGGAGGCGCAGCAGCAGGCCGGCGAGCAGGCTACGGCGGCCGGGCGTGCGGAGGGCTGGCGGGCCGGGTATGACCAGCGGATCGCGGAGGAAACAGCGCCGCCACCGCCGTACGCCGGGCCGGGTGACCGCCGGCACCTGCGGGTCGTAGGCGTAGCGGGGGCCGCCTGCAGCGCCGCGGGCCGCGTGTTCCGTCACAAGGTGGCCCTGACCGGGCTGGGTGCGGCGGCGCTGGTGGTGGCGACGCTCCCGGCGATGCACACCGCCGAGCTCCGCGTTCATACCCCGGGGCAGCATCAGGGGTCGTCCGTCGTGGCGCAGGCGTACAACGGCAACGGGAACGGGAACCCGTCGCCGCCCGGTCAGGCCGGGAAGCCCACGCCGCCCGGTCAGGCTAAGAAGTCCTCCGCACCGCCCGGCAACGGGAACGGGAACGGGAACGGGAACGGGAACGGCCAGCCGTCGCCGTCCGCGACAGCCGGGCAGGACACGCCCGCCCCGGCACCGGACCCGGCGGCCACGGACACCCCGTCACCCCCGGCCGCAGGCAGCAGCCCGTCCCCGTCATACACGGACACCCCGAGCCCGCACCACAGCACCGATCCGTCACCGTCGTACACCCCGTCCGGGTGCCCAGGCGGCCCGTGACGCGTTTACGCCACGCCCTGGCAGGTACTAGGCGAAAGGGGGCATCCGGGCCGCCCGTTCAAACGTCCCGGATGCCCCTGCGCGGTGCCAGGAGGGGCCCGGCGCCGCACCAGGTTAACGTTACCGTAATCACGCCGTAACGCAACGAAGGTAAGCCGGATGTGGCCGGAGGGCTACCCTCGCCTTCCTCGCCACGGCTCATCTCGTCAAGCCACCAGAACTTCACCCGCGGATCACCGGGGCACTGATACCAGTGCTGGCTCTCGATAATGACCTCTGTGACCTGGCGGCGCTTCACCAGGACCAGGATCGTCTCACCAGGGTCCGGGCTCCAGCCGCATGTCAGGCAGACGGCTCCCACCAGCACATCCGAACGGCTATTTGGAAACCGGTACCCCAGCCAGCGTTCCTCGGCTAGGTCCCATGTGACCTCCGGGTACTTCGGGTAGAAGCCTGCCGGATGCACGCCCTTCTCGTTCACGCTGCCGCCTGCCGCAGCCGGGCGAGCATAATACCCTTCAGGATCTCGGTTGACCCGTGACGCCCTTGCTGGACGCACATGACGATCAGGTCTATGAGCAGCCGGTCAGACAGCTTGAACCACTCCGTCGTCCCGATGCGCTCCGCTGCGTACTTCCTGTGGTACCGCCGCTCGATCAGCCTGTCGCCGGGGATGCAAGCGAGCTCATCGAAATGCATCTCGCCGCCGCGGTGCCCGTTCTCGCGGCCAGTGATGCCGATCTTGACTCGTTCAATGTCGTGGCCGAGCCCGAAGTACACGCGGGTACGGTATTCCGGCTCGAAGTCAGGGAAGAGCGTTTCGAGAATCTGCATGAGACATGCCTCCATCTAGGACTGGAGGCGCTGTCTAGCCGCGCCACGGCATCCGGCGGCGTCACCCGTCGTCACGGATGGGACGGAACCCGGTCAGGTCACGGTAGCACCAGGTAGGCCCGGTGGCGGGCCGTGCCCAGTAGCCCGCCGGCCGCCATAGGGGACAACGGTGCCGGGCAGGCGGGTGCCTGCCAGGGGCGGCCGGCGGGACGTTGAGGGATCCGGTACCGGCGGCGGCGGTGCGAGCTCATCAACCGCCGTCTGGATCGCGGACAGCTTCACGTGGTTCTGGAGGTCCGGGTGGATGAGGATGCGGCGGATGTCGAGGATCAGCTGGCAGAGCACCGAGGTGAGGTCGAGGTCCGGATCGCGGAGCCGGTTAAGTGACTCATGCATTAGCCGAGCGTAACCGCATGGTGACAGACACGCAATGGCGTGTTACGGTCAGGCCAAGCGCCGTCACAGAGAGGACCCGTTCAATGTCTGCACGTCGCAAGATCGCCGCAATCGCCCTCGCCGCCGCAGCCCTCCTGGGAGCCGGAGCCGCCGCATCCGCCACCACAGGCGGCAGCATCAACGCCGGCGCCCCCACCACCTGGTACCACGGCTGATGTACTACGACGTAACCCTGAAAGACATCTTCCGCACCCTGCCACCCGCCGAACAGGCCGAGCTCATCACCCTCGTCGGCGAGGCGGCCGCAGAGGAAGCCGCAGAGGCGCACCAGTCCGACGACCGCGACAGCATCTGATGCGTGGTGGCCGCCGGCAGGGCTGTCGGCGGCCACCATTTTTTCCTCGCGCGCGTTACGGTCCTGATGCTTTTTCCCAAGGCTCCGGGCACGCCCCCCCTCACCCCCCAAGAGATCATGAGGGGCCTGAGCCCGTGCCCGTCGCCATTACCCACCGGAGGATGTCCCCGCGGTACGCCTGATTTCCCAGGCTTAAGCCACTAACTCGGAGGCAGCCGGAGCACGGGAGGTCACGCCATAGTGCGGTGTGCCTTCTAGCCGTCCCTCGCCGCCCTGCTTGACAGGACTGCTGAGTTGAGCGTGGACGGCTCAAGGTGGGGAGCGGCCTGGCGACACGCCGGGGGAAACAGGCAGTGCTAGGCAGACCGGACGGCAACGTGTAATGTTTGCCTCGGTTGACGTAGGGCCCGCGCACTTGGTTGGTCGCCGGTGAGCGCGGATCTGGTGGATGGAATTGTGAGCGTGGCCCGCTATAGGCGGGCCATTTTCATGTCTAGGTCACGACATGCCTCCTGAGGGTGTCGCGTCCATCATTGCGCAGCCGGCCCCGGATCGGGCTGCTCTGCCGTAGCCGGCGTGTCGCGCCACTCGAGCCGGTATCCCTCCGGCAGCAGGTCCGCAGCCGCCTCGTTCAGCCAGCGCTCGATGGCCTTGAGGTAGTCCTCCGGGTAGCCGCTCATCCGGCGAGCCGCTCGCTGAACATCGTGAACAGCGCGGGCTCGAGCGGGGCCAGGTGCCTCCGCCAGTTCGCGTCCAGCGCCGCCGCCGTCTCAGCGTCCCCGCCCGGGCCGGCAAGGAACTTCAGGTGCCGCAGCCCGTGGAGAGGGACGTCAACCCACCTCGGCACCGGCACCTCAGCCGCTCCGTGCGGCGGGGCCTTCCCGACCGCCGCGGGTAGCGCGGCGGTGATGGGCGCGGCGTCCGGCCAGGTCTCCAGCACGTAGCCGGGAACATCCACGACGGCCATGTAGGTCAGCACGTACGTCGGGCCCTGCGGCCGCCCCGACGTCATGTGGATCACTTCCGCCCGCGGTGCCCTGGGGGCAAGCTTGAGGAAAACCGCGTCGCCGGGGTCGATGCCGTGCTGGAACAGCAGCAGCTCGATCTCGTAGTGCACGTCGCTGGCCGCCTCGACCGGGCCGAACCGCCAGGCGTCGCGGCCGCTGACCAGCCAGATGCCCGCCTCATCGGCGGCCACCGGCCACACTTCCACGGTCACGGTCATCAGCTCACCCATTGCGTGCCTCCTTGACGATCTGGCCGGCGCGGGCCTTGGACATGCCGACCCGCTCCGCGAGCGGGGCGAGCGCGAGCTGCTCTTTGTCGCGTAGCCGCAGCACCTCAGCCCTCCTGATCTCCGCCGCCCTGCCGCTGAGCTTCTCGAGCCCTACGGCCGCGTCGCGGATCGCTGCTGTCTTGGCGTGCGAGCCGGGCATGGCTTCGATGCGGTCGAGCGCCCGCGATAGCGCGTTGAGCTCTTCGCCCGCGCCGCTGTCCTGGTTCACGGTCTTCAAGCGTATAGCCCCTAGACGGTACCGTACAGTCCCCCCTGGACCGTCTAGCCACTTGACGGCTGGCGCGTCGGCGGTTACCGTCTACTGACTAGACGGACGAACCACCCGACTACCCCAGGACGGACACTGTGGACGCACCAAGCAGATGGCTCCTGACCGCTGAGGTTGCGGCCATCCTCAAGGTTCACCCTCACACGGTTGCCCGGTGGGCCCGCGAGGGGAAGCTCAACACGCAGCGGACCCTCGGCGGTCACCGCCGGTACCGCGAGTCCGAGATCCGCGCCCTGATCGCCGACCGCGCAGAGGTAGCAGCATGACAGTCCGCGAACTCATCCAGGCGCTTCTCGACGAGCCGATGGACGCGCAGATCTACATCGGCAAAGGCATGGGCCCGCTCAGGGGCGCCGAACGCATCCAGCGGCCCGACGGCATCTACCTGATCCTCGAGCCCGACACCGGCCGCACGGGGGACACCCCGTCATGACGCTCACCTGGAACGACGAAAACGGGACCCGCGCCACGAACGCGGATCCCGTCTCCACCCGCAAAGCTCGACCTGTTTCCACCCGGCAAGGAAGGACACGAAGTCAATGCCGTTGCGATCCTCAGCCACCCAAAGGGACGGCTGCTGCATGCCCAAGGTAACACGCACCGCTGTCATTCAGCTGGTGCCCGACACGCCCACCCAGGACACGTTCACCGTGACCCTCACCGAGCTGGCCATCTTCTACGAGGCGGGGCGTGCGGACGAGCGCGCCGCCCAGGCCCGGCGGTGACCGACATGGCCGCCCTCACCGACGCCCTCGACTACGGCTACCAGGCTGCCATCGCGATCCGGGTCGGCCGGAAGGACCGCGCCCGGAAGTGGCTCGACGACGGGCTGGAGCCGTCGGTGCGGGCGTTCCCGTCGGGGTCGCCGGAGTGGTTCGGGCTAGCGCTGGTGTACGGCGCGCTCATCAAGGAAGCGGCAGCATGAACCCTTACGCCGTCAGTTCCTACCTGCGGGAGTTCGCCGTCGAGCCGGCCGCCGCACCCGAAGACCTGACGTGGCAGGACAAGGCGCTCTGCAGCCAAGCCGATCCCGAAGCGTGGTTCCCGGAGAAGGGCGGCTCGACCGGCGCAGCCAAGCGGATCTGCCGTGCTTGCGAGGTCCGGCTCGAGTGCCTGGGATACGCCCTGAAGACCGACCAGAAATTCGGGATCTGGGGTGGCATGTCCGAGCGTGAACGCCGCCGCCTGAAGCGCCCGCCATCACCCATCCCGCAGCCCCGGAAGGCCGCAGCATGAACATCACCACCTCGAATCTTGGCTGGGGACTCCTGGCCTGCCTGCTCGCCGGAGGCGTCCTGTCCGGCGTCCAGGACTGGTTCACCGGCCAGTACGAGATCACCCGCCGCGGCTGGCGGCTGCGCACTACCCGTCGCTGGTACGGCCCCAGCGCGCATGTGTGCCTGCGCGCTGAGGAAGACAACGACGAGGCCGAACGGTACACGGTCATCGGGTGGGACGACGAGGGCACGGATGTCCCATGGCTCCTGGTGGAGGCCATGGATGACGACTGGACCGCGCACTGGGCCCCTGTGACGGATTTCGCCCCGTACACCGTCCGCCGGCTCCGCCCCCACATCCTGCGGACTGAGCACCACCGGTTCCCGATGCTGTTCGACTACCGGCCGCTGCGGTCGCCGGCCGGGTTCCTGGATGGTGCCTGATGGCCGGCGTGCTGGGTCTCATCGTCGTCGTCTTGTTCGCGGCTGCCTTGTTCGTTCCCCGCTGGCTGCGGCCTCGCCGTGTTACGCAGCCGGCGGGGACGGCCGTCGGGCCCCCCCCCCCCGCCCCCCCCGGCCGGGGGGGGCCGGGGCCACCCCC